ATACTTTTCCGGTTCGTTCGCTTAAGTTTCGAGTTATTATTAACTCTTCTAATATCTCTTCGTCTCCATCTTTCATTTTGGGTCATCTCGTCTTTTTTGTATTTTGAATGGTATAGAGTATATATTGTTTTAATAGATATGTTTTTTGTAAGAGAGCGTTTGAAAAGTAATCTTTTGTTATTATAGTGTGTGTAAATTTATAAAGATAATGGATTTAAGCACATAATTATATTTAAAGTTAATGTAAAAAACCACTAAAATTTAGTGATTTTATGCACAAAATTCACATAAAATTATGAATAAAACAGTCCCATAAATTTTATAAAAAATTAACCCTCATCATATACTAAAACAATACATACTATAAATAAAGGTATTAAAAAACAAGTATAAAAAATTAACCCAAAAAACACAACATCAACAAAAAAAAATAGTGAGATGAATATTGAATGAAAACGATAAAAAAAAGATTAATCATAATCTTTTAAGATTAACTTCCCCAGCATTAATCTCTTCATCTTCATCCAATACAGCAAGAATATTAATCAAATTATCCAAGTTCTTAATATTCTCATAAAATATTTTACACGAATCATTAATTGGTTCAGGCAAATCATGATCTAACTCACCATCATTATGATAGTAGAGTATGTTCTCAGATGATTTGCCCCAATCAACTTTAACTTTTAACGTATTGTTTGAATTATTATCTTTAATCAGATAGTCGATTTCACGACCTTCTAATTTCACATCTAATAATCTAAGTAATATGTTTTCATAAGTTTCAGTTTGGGTTAATTTTAATCCTTTCAACCTATGCTTTGTTTCAATACTTACTTGTATGCTGCTTTGATTCCTCATATGTGGTTAAGATATATTGAAAAATAATATTTAAAGATTTACCCAGTGCCATAATATTTTTCCAGTAAAAAAAGTAAATATTTTTTCCAAAGTAAAAGTAAAATAGTGAGATAAAATCATATTATTTTTACTGGGTTAGTGATCTTTTAATATAATTTTTCAAAATCTTTTTATATTTTTTCCCTCCACATATTCTATCAAAGTATTCATTTTTTTTTAGATTGTGAACAATTTGATTTTGTCATCACATAAGTTAAGTTCTCTTTTTAACATAGTGATTTCATTTCTGATTAATTCTTCTTCTAATTTTAGTTCACTTGTTTCATGGTTAACATATGCACGGCGTGTATCGTCGTTTGTGTAACCTAATGATTTGAATGGAGTGTTTAACCAGAGGTCATTTTCTTTGTTTTTTAATATATTTTTTGTTTTTGTTAATCTGTCTTCAGCATCTTTCAATTTTATGATTATATTTTTTTTGGTCTCGAAAAGATTTTCCATGTTTCTCATCTCCTTTGGGTTGTGTTTTTTTGTCCTACGTTTTAATATTGTACACAAATTGTAACTATATTTATTATCAATTAGTAACAGCAACTAATATAATATTACAAACTTATACTATATAAAGTTATCGGAAAAATAATAAAAACATAACTACCTAAACTATAAAAAAAATAAAAAAAAAGAAAAAAGAATGTTAAAAACAATAAAAACAATCAGAAACACACCAATTTTAACTACACTTCTCATCATATGTATTTAACAAAATACAAAGAGTTATAGCATCTTGCTTTTCAATAAAAGTATACAAAAATAAAGGAACCTCATCCTTAAGCAATTGCCATAACCCATCTTCATTCATCACAGCATTAAACTTTTTACTCCTATCAAAAAGATAAGTTTTCTCCCTGCATTCAGTTGTATCATCATTCCATGTGGAATTTCCTATGAATGTATCAAATAATTTATCATAAGCCAAACTCAATTACCTCCTTAAAAAAATTTTTTTTATCTGATTCTTTTAAAAATCAATTTATGAAAAAGTATGCTTTCATCACAATCCAATATAGCCAAAATACTAAAAATATCTTCAACACTTAAAAGCTTTTCTTTAAAACAATTCCAAGTCTCATAATCCACACAAGTATTTATTGGAAATTCATTAGAATAATCATCTCTTAAAGAAAACATTAAGTTAGAATCAACACTATCCCAGTCAACCAATAAATTCACACTAACAAAAAGATCATCATCAAAAACAGTATACTCACAAAGATTACAACCCAACTTACAATCCAACAGCCTACACAAAATAGACTCATAAGACTCCTCATGCACAACACTAATACTCTTCAACCACCTGCAAACAAAACTATCAACATCAATACGAACACGAACCATACAATTAAAAGATATATCAAAAAATCATAATTAAACATTACCAAAAGAAAAATATTCAGCAAATAATAATCACATCAAAACTAAATTAACCCTATAACCTATGAAACAAACCAAACATACTCTAATTAATTATAAAAAACTAGAAACACATCATCTAAATAATCTCAAACATATTATTTATTATTTAATCAAACCCTCAATTTAATAGTATTGATATATATCAATAAGACAAATAACTCATTTATGAAAAGAATAACTTATTTATATTGATTTAAAAATTTGATTTTTCTGAAAAAAATCCAAAAAAAAAATAAACCCTCCAGTAAAAAAAAATAATTACTGGAGGGTTTAAGTTTTTGATTTATTGTACGAAATTTTCATAAACAAAATTTTCACTATCAGGAATATCAAGCTCATTTCGTAACATGTTTAATTCGACTTGAGCATCTAATACTTCATCAGTTAATCCTTCACGTTCATATTGTTTATCAATTGCTCTCTGTTTATTCTTTAATTGAATTTTCTTAAAATATAATTTTGCTTTATCTAACATACTTTGAATTCCTCGATTTATTTTTTCATCCGTTAGTTAAAACTGCCACGCTTTTTTGTGAAATCCCACTAATATAACTTTGTTGTGTGCTGCGAGTTCTTGTTTCAATGTAACCACAATAAGTTCCACTTCCACAACTATCTCCAAGACTATTTAATATTTTTAAATCATCACCAACAGTTTTAATTACCTCATAGTGCCCCCATTTATTTCTATAGCTTAAATGGAAGAATACTGCTCCTTTTTTAATGAGTTCTGCTATTTTTTTCCATCTTGCACTACTGCTTCCTCCAAGGTCGCTGAAGTTGTACCATGTGATTTTAACTTTTTTATTATATTTCTTGTTAAATTTGGCTACAGCAGTATTGATTCCATTATGATCCGTACCCGAACTAGTGGTTCCTGCCCATCCCGCTATGGTTTTTTCATCAACTTTAATACCAGTCAAACGATAAAAAGACTGTTGCAGACTGTTACATGCACAAAAATACCCAGTGCATTGTCCCATACCACTGCAACCTTTACTGGTTAAGTAGTCATGTAAACCATTGGACGAACTAGTTGTTTTGGTTGACTTAGAACTAGAACGAGTAGTTGTGGTTGTTTTTTTAGATATGGTTTCAGAGGTGTAGAATCTGCAAGTATTTGGTAATTTTTTACCATTATTAGTGTACCATACAATAATTTTGGCGAGGCTGTAAATCATTACTCTTTGTTTTACTTTTTTACCTTTGATTTTACTGTAATTTGGTATCCTCTTTTTTTCTTCTATGAATTTGTAATAGTCTTTGGATTCTTTAATATATTCAGATTTATCTAAATCTAATTTTACTGTTTCACCTGATGGTTTTGGTGCTACTTTAACGTCCATTACAGTAATGTCTTTTCCAATATTGACTATTGATTTTGATAGGATGTAACCTATTTGAGGATAAGTGTAGGTTACTTTTGCTACTGTTAAACTTTTTGGTAGTTTCTTGTTTTTTTCTACATACTTTTTAACATCTTTTGCTAAAGTTTGTATATTTTTAAATGTTATTTTCGCCATTGTTATAAATTCTCCTTTAAAAAAAATTACTTTAAAAAAAAATATAAAAAAAATAGTTATTCGGATCTTTTAATCCATTGCATTTGAGCATAAACATTTTCTCTTACCTGTGCACTGCCTGCAGAACGAATCTGTAGTTTATTTGTACTGTCAGAAATACGGAGCAGGACATTTCCAGTATTGGAAAACACAGTAACTGGCATGTATGGTCTTAAACTATCTTTAGTTAACATAGTATCTTTATCTGTGAAAGCTGTTGTTGCAATATAATCAATACCTTTCACGAATAATAAAACATGTTCTTCATATTCTCTTAATGTAACTGTTGATGTGTCAGTTAAGACTTTGAATCCTCTTATTTTAACACTGGATTTAGTACTATTTGCTGAAAAGGTGCATAATCCCCACTCTGATGCGGTCCAAGTTGCGGTGATTTCTCCACTGCTGTTGGTGGTTGCGGTGATACTTTTTGTTGTTGTTCCGCTTATGGAAGTACTACCATTTTTGTTGAAATATCCTTTATCACATGTTAATGTTACGCTTTTATTTGTTACCGCTGCACCGTTGAAGTCTATAAGTTTTACAGTTATCACAGTGTCTGTACTGTCAATGTTTGCATTATATGTGCTGCATGTTATTTTAGTTTGGTATAAATCGCTTATTTGCATATTTTGTCTCCTTTGAATTTTTACTTTGGATTGAGAATAAAGTATTAAATATTAACAGATATCGTAATACTTTTTTTCTTTATTTTGAATTAAAAAAAAATATAAAAAAAATAAAATTTTAAAAATATTTTTATAGGTTAGTTGGATTTACAACAATCCGACCACCACTATAAACAACAGTATTATCCTTTAAAAATGATTCGGCAATCAAAGTAACAGGCTCATTGATAATAGTGTCTGAAGTAATTTCAACACCATAACAACCTACACTTGTCTGATGAACCCTATAAACATTAAACTCCGGTGAAAAACTAAAACTCTGACCACTAACACCAGGAGCCACATTTATTTCAAGATAATAGTAATACTTACCATTATAATACAGTTCATAACTAAACTCACCAGTTACGGTTTGTTGAACATATTTATCATTGATTTTATCAAGACAAAATGTACCATTTAAATAGGATAATCTTCCGTTGAGGAAATCATTCCAGTATTCTTGCTTTTCAACTTTACTACGACTCCATGATTTGACCATATTTTTCAATCGAGGATTTCCTTCAAAAGATTCCTGTTCAGATTCCGTAATAAGTTCTTCTTCAAGTATACTGTAAGAACCATTCGAATAATTAATAGTAGACTCTAACCATTGCAGGAATTTATCCTTTTCATTAGTTTTACTATAATAATTACCCATTAACGCTTCTTTAAAATTTATTATTAATTCTGTTATCTGATTAGACATAATTATATTCTTCAACAAACCCTCCCATATCTCCTCAATTTTTTTTATAAGTTGTAAGTTACACTACCTCCAGCATAAGTTACTCCATTAACCGTAATAGGCTCAACAGTTATTGTAGCAGAGTAATTTCTAAAAAAAGAATCAGATAAATAACAATAACCATTACTATTAGTAGTTAATGTAGCTGTGGCCTGCGCACCATCACTAGTTTTAACATAAACTATAGTGACATTTTGACCGCTGATACCGGGATTCACAGTTATTTTTAAATCTCCGGCACGATAAGCTGGATGAACAATCCATGCTGCAAAACTAACACTTATATTTTGTTCAAATGTACTTTGATTAACATAATTTCCATTCGTATATTCTACTTTTTCACTTATCCAATTATGAAAATTCATCTCATCATCTTCACGATAAAAAATAAAATCATGGAATAATGTTTTCAAATTACGTATTAATTTACTAGACATTTTTAACCTTTTTATATTAACCCTATCGTTTTTTTTATAATTCGAATTTACCTTTACTATAAGTTGGATTAAGAATATTTAATAGATAGTCTTTATCAATGGTTTCATCTAAAAAAAAATTAATGTTATTCTGTTCTCCGCCACATGTAAACTTCAAAGGTATCACCTTGTACTGATGTTAATCTAAATTTATTTTCCAATAACCTCCATGTTCCTCCAAACAATATATGGGGCATTGAATTTTCAGTCATAGTAATATAAACACTACCAATAGGATAAATTGTTTCAACAACACTTTGTGATAATGAAGTATACTTGAAATAATCTGTTATATCATTACTAACAACCCATTTATTATTTTCCTTAACATAGAATTGATTGGTTTTATATTCAAAAATAACATCATAAGGCTCTTCATATCCACTTGTTGTTGCTACATTTTTATTATATAATTTATAACAAACTCCCAAAGCAGGATTATTATTAAAATAATTAGAAGCAATAGAAGAATTGCTGGTTATTTGCCAATTAGAATTTCGTGTAACTGACCTCACTTCCATACGAGCATTATTAGAATCTGTTGCAGAAGGAGATTTAGTTCCTTCAAGATTACTATGATTTAATTTAAAGAAACCTTTTTCTTCAAGATAATGCATATCATATGAAGCATTTCCACTACTGTCAAAAATCCACACTATACGATAGTGAGTAGCCATTCCTCCCAACATACTATTCAAGGCACTTAATAAGTTTAATGACTGATTATTCAAATCACCATAATATTCATTATCAACATCACCTACCCTACCATCAATTGAGTTTATCTGATTTTTAGCATACTTTGAGGATAATTCTTGAATATTCAAGTTTTTAAAGTATATACTTTTATCCCCACTACCATAACTGAATTTAGAAGCACCCATATAGAAGTAGTATGAACCGCTAAATTGGTAATTGTCTGTACGATTGTATTCTGCTTCTTTTAGAGTTGTTCCAGTAGCAGTATTCTTTAAAGAATAAAATACTTTAGTATCAGTTAAACGAAAAGTATAATGGAATAATTTACTGTTTTCATTATCATTATTCGCAAATACTCCTTTATAATGCTCATCACAATATTTTGTTCCACCACAATTAAAACCCCCATACCCATAAACAACTGCACCTTGTAATGAGTAAGGAATTAACCATGAACCGTAACTGTTGAATGTACCATTTTTATCTAATACTTCTTTATCACAAATCCTCACACCAAAATCATCATTACCCATACCAGTAGTATAGAAATCAACATCAATTTGAATATTATTAGACAAAGCAGTGAAAGGTATAACCATATAATACCCTTTACTAGTATTATTCTCATTTCCTTCATAGATATGTATTCTTGAATATGTTGTTGATGGGTCATATGTTATACTATGAGGAGCATCTTTTTTGAAAGCAGAGGGCATATCATCATCAGACAAGCATCCTAATTTTGCAAGATTATCAATATCATCAATTTTACCATCCATTGAACTGATTTGAGCCTTTGTATATTTTGAAGATAATTCTTCAATAGATAAATTCTTAAAGTAAAGACTTTTATCTGCTCCTCCTGTACCAAATTTAGCAAGACCCATATAGAAATAGTATAAACCACTAAATGAATATGAATCAGTTCTCTCATATGTATCTTCTTTAACAATTACTCCAGTATCCATATTTCGTAGTGAATAATAAACTTTGGTATCAGTTAAACGGAAAGTATAATGGTAATTAACATCATTAGATACTTTATTATATTCATCATAATATTTAGTGTTGGCACCCCATATTCCCCCATAGCCATAAGCAAGTCTACCTTGTCCTGAATATGGAATAATCCAAGACCCATAACTATTAAAAGTACCATCATTATCTAATGCTTCCCTATCACATATACGGAATCCAAAGTCATCGTTACCCATACCAGTAGTATAAAAATCAATATTTATTTCTATATTGTTAGATAGAGCAGTGAAAGGGATTACTGCATAATAACCTTTGTCAGTATTATTAGTATTTCCCTCATTTACTCGTATTCTTGTATATCCAGTTGATTTATCATATGTTATACTATGTGGAGCATCTTTTTTGAAAGAGGAAGGCATTAAATCGTCAGGTAATATGCCATATTTAGCATATATATCAACATCTGTCAAATCCTTTTGAACAACATCAATATCATCTTGTACTGTTTGAATATGTCCTTGAACCTCACTAATGTCTCCTTGTACTGCAGGGATGTCTGTGTTGATTATTGTATCAACATTACCCATTAAAGAATCAGCATCAGGATTATTTTTTGTACCATTTTCACCATAAACGATTTCTTCAACATCTCCTACATCAGATTGAATATCACTAATATCAGATTGCACATTACTAATATTGCCTTGAACTGTTGTGATATTCCCCTGTACTGTAGATATATCTCCTTGAACAGAGGTTATATCACCTTGTATGGTGCTGATATCGCCTTGTACTGTTGTGATATCGCCTTGCACATCTGAGATGTCACTTTGAACACTATCAATATCTCCTTGAACAGTTGTAATATTAGTTTGAACTGTGGATATATCTCCTTGTACAGATGTGATGTCTGATTGAATATCATTTATATCACCTTGGACGGTAGCTATATCTGATTGTGATTGGTGGATATTATATTTAATAGTTCCACTTGTTGAAGTATCACCAATCTCAGTTTGAATATCAGAGATATCTCCCTGAACTGTTGTAATATCTCCTTGCACAGAAGCAATATCATCCTGTACGTCAGATATGTCTCCTTGAACAGAAGTTATACTAGTTTGTGCCTGATTAATATTGTACTTAATTGTACCGCTAGTTGAAGTATCACCAATGTCACTTTGGATATTGCTTATATCGCTTTGCACATCACTAATATCATTTTGTACAGTTGTAATATCACCTTGGACAGTGGTTATGTCACTTTGCACAGTTGATATGTTGGATTGTGCTTGATTAATATTATACTTAATAGTTCCTGCAGTACTATTGTCACCGATATCATCATGAATACCAGTAATATCGCTTTGTACAGTTGTAATATCACTTTGTACGGTTGTGATATCTCCTTGGACAGTTGTAATATCACCTTGAACTGTGCTGATATCTGATTGTGCTTGATTAATATTATACTTAATAGTACCAGCTGTATTAGTATCCCCTATATCATCTTGAATATCACTGATATCCTCTTGGACAGCACTAATGTCGCCTTGAACAGATGATATGTCACCTTGCACGGAAGTGATATCTCCTTGCACAGTAGTAATATTGCTTTGAGCATGATTAATATTATACTTAATAGTACCAGCCGTATTAGTATCACCAATATCATCTTGAATATCACTAATATCCTCCTGCACTGAAGATATGTCAGTTTGAACAGAGGATATGTCACTTTGTACTGATGATATATCGCTTTGGGCAGATGTGATGTCAGTTTGTGCTTTATTTAAATTATATTTAATTGTTCCTGCTGTACTGGTGTCTCCTATGTCTGATTTAACATCATTAATGCCTGTTGTGACAGTAGTTATGTCGCCTTGCATTGTTGTAATGTCGCCTTGAACATCGGTTAGATTATCCTGCACATCAGTAATATCACTTTTTACAGATCCAATGGCTGCGAATAAATTTAGTATATCACTATCTAAAGTGATTGTTTCTAAGGTTATCTCATCTTCTTCAAGACCTTCTTTGAAATCATTCAAATCACCTTCGAAATTAGTTATATACTCTCCGAGTGTGTTTAAATCTGTGATGAAACTAGTTAACCTACCACTTAAATTAACAATATCTGCTAAGCTTTCACTTAAATCTCCTTCAGTTTCAGTTAATTCGGCGAGTAATGTTGTAACACTTGAATCAAGATTAGTTACAGTAGTGTTTAAATCAGCTAAACCACCACTAGTAGTGTTTAAATCAGATTCAAGAGTTGTTAATTTACCACTTAAGGTTGTTGTACTAGTTTTTAATCCGGATACATCTGTATCTAATGTGGTTACTTTACCATTGAGTGTGGATAAATCTGAATTTATTGTGGATAAATCGGATTGAGTAGTGGATAAATCACTATCTAAACCATCTAAACGAGAACTTAAACCCGTAGTACTTGTTTGTAAATCAGATAAATCATCCTCCAAACCCTCTACTTTACCATCCAATGTACCTAATGAAGTAGTTAATGAGGATAAATCAGATTGTGCAGTACTTAAATCTGTATCTAAACCATCTAAACGAGTGCTTAAACCAGCTGTATCTGTTTGCAAATCACTAACATCATCATCCAAACCATCAACCTTATCCTCCAATGTATCTAGAGAAGAGGTTACTGTGGATAAATTAGTTTGGGTAGTTGATAGATTACTATTCAATGAGTCTAATCTAGCAGATAATGCAGAGTTACTGGTTGTTAAATCTCCAATATCATCATCCAAACCATCAACCTTATCCTCCAATGTATCTAGAGAAGAAGTTACTGCGGATAAATTAGTTTGGGTAGTTGACAAATCACTATCTAATGTATTTAATCTACCTGTTAATGTGGAGTTACTGGTTTTTAAATCTTCAATATCTTCATCGAAGCCATCTATTTTATTATCCAGTGTGTCTAATGTAGTGTTTAATGTGGATAAGTTATTTTGAGCTGTGGATAAATCACTATCCATTGTATCCAATCTATCAGATAATGTGGCATTACTTGTTTTTAAATCATCAATATCATCGTCAAAACCTTCGATGCTGGAATTTAAAGTTGATAAATCCCTACCTAATCCATCAACCCGATTATCCAATGTAGTTACACTAGTGTTTAAAGTATCTAAATCTTCATTAAATCCATCAACATCATCCTGTAGTGATGTTAAATTAGAGGATACAGTTGTGAGATTACCATCAAGAACATCAACATCCAAGTTTAATGAATTCAAATCCGTTATTAAAGCATTTACTCCGGTGAGGAATATACCCAGATTGTCTTTTAGTTTACTTAAATCATTGGATAAATTAGTGTTATCTTCATCAAAATCAATTAACACTTCGTTGAAATCTTCAAGATTATTATATAGGCTGGTTAGATTAGTGCTTAATGTGTTTAAACTATCTACAGTAGTTTCATAACTGCTCATATCCACTTTATCAAGTAATAAAGTAGTTAATTCATCGGATGTAGGATAATCACTTATATTGAATTCCAGACTATCTAATCTTTCCCATTTATTATTAGTGTAAATGTAAATATCATAACGATTATTTTGGATACTTAATGTGTTGATTAATAGATATAATTTATTGGATTGAATGTTTTCAGTAGGTAATTCTAATACTACCTCAAATAATCTAAAATTACTAATATGATTAGCAATCATTTCTTGAATTTCTGAACGAGTGTAACTATCTCCTTTCCCATATACTCTTTCAAGAATATAATCAGTTAAACTTATATTATTATTCATTATTATTTCAACCTTTTATTTTTGTATTTCTATTTTTTAGTTTTTTTGAGGGGTAATAGTTAGTATCATTATAAAACTCATAATTTTAAAATCAAGTATTTTTTTATTAAACCCTAATTTTTTTATTTAATTCATAAAAATAGATAATGCATATATTAATTTAATATGGGAAACTCCCAGTAGTGGAAACCTCTATTCCATCACAACTTGCCTTCCAAATATCCTCCATTGCTCTTGTATTTAAACTATTATAAGCCACACCATTTTCATCAGTAGTGTGTACAAAAGACCTATTTGTCGACACATCTGTTAAAGTTACTTCTTTATCACTTATGGGATTATTTTTTTGGTCATATACGGTTGCAACAACATATCTCGAAGTATATCCTTCAAAATCATAGTAATTTTTATGAATTGTAATGCTTGTAACTATTGGTTCATATGTATATTCATATAATATTGTATTATCACTTACACGAGTAATACTTGCTACTTCTTTATTATTAATCATAATAGAGGATACTGTTTTATTACCTATCTGCAAAGTACCCCCCCTACAGATGCTTCATTAACAGTAATAGTTTTATAACTTAACTGACTACCACCTACTTTTTCAATTTTTACAACATATTCCCCTTCATTATCAAAAACATAATCATAACCATTATTAACAAAAGATTCTGTATAAAAATTTGATGAAATAAGTGTATCATTTATATATAACCTTAAAGATTGATTACCTGATACAACAATATCATAAGATGAAGAAGTTCCACAATTATAAAAATGAATTGTATCTCCAATATCATAAGTATCCTTATCAGAACATAATTTTAAATAATATGTTGTTTCTCCTACAGGCATTTTTTATTTTCTCCTTTAATTTATTACTTCATGCATTGACCCATTTACATTGGGTCTGTTAGTATACCATTACTTTCTACACCATCACAAATTGCTTTAAAAGTACCACCATTACCCTCATCTACTGTTAAAGTAATAATCCCTTCAGTATTTGTTGTACCAGTACCTTTTTGTGTATTGTCCTCATATAAAATTACTGTTTTTCCACTTATACCATTACCTTTAGTATTTGTAACAGTAGCAGTAAATGACATACCTTGTCGAGTTAAAACTACCCTATTTACTATTGTTGCATCATAATAAGTTACTAAATTTAGGGTTTCTGTTGTTCCATTAGCATAAGTAAATAAAAATTCAACCGCTTCAGTACTAATATCTGATAAATTATGAGTATGTACAGCATTTGCTTTCCCACTAATGTCTTGATGACTTGTTAAATAACCTGTATGGGAATGGTCTTTTGCAGCATATTGATTGTCGGATTGTGTTTTAGTATAATGATTTAATCCAACTAATTGCATGAAATCGCTGAATAAAGTACCTATTGAAACCATTTATTCACTCCTTTTAAAATTTAAAATTTTTTTTGTTAGTTAAAAAAAAGAGGAGATAATAAGAATATTCCTCCTCTCTTTTTTGTTTATTGTTTATTTAAATATTTTCTATAAGCTGTTTCCGTAGGTGATTAAGCTTTGAACTACGGCATCAACTTCAGTTACCCAGTCGCTTGTGGTTAAAGCTCCACCAGTAGTGGTTACAACAACTTTACCACTAGTAGAACCGATTTTACCATCATTGGTAATATTACCATGGACATGGCCAATTGCAGCGTAACCACTTAAATCGATACGTGCAGTATCTACTTTTTCCCAATCATACTCGTAGCTTCCACTTGATCCGGTACGGACAGTGACGAAGATTTCATATGCATCATTAGTTTCACTGGTTGATTCTGCTACAAGGTACAATTTGTTCATTGTACTGGCAGATGCAGTACCTAATGAGGAGGTGACTTCTACCAATTCAACTGCTAAAAGTGCACCTATTTTGGTGTCGATTGCAGTGTTGATTGTTGCTTGGGTAGCATTTGCACTGGTTCCAAGGTTACTGTGTGCGTTAGTGTCTTTCACATCAGCTGCTTCGTGTTCGTGTGCAGTTGGAGCAAAAGTGGATGGAATATTATCCAAGTCAGTGTAACTTCCACTTGTTGCAACAGTTGCAAGGTCAGCACTATTAGCTTTACCAGAGATGTCCTGGTGCTCTGTGAGGTATGTTGAAGTATCGATTGTACCGTCGTTTTTGATTAAACCAGCAGTTGATGATTTTTGAACGTAATTAGTTAAGCTTTGGTGCTCGGTTAAATATGTGTTGGTGTCAATAGTACCATCGTTTTTAACGAGACCAGTTGTGTTGCTTTTTTCAATGTAGTTGGATAAGCTTTGGTGCTCTGTGAGATAAGTAGAAGTGTCTACAGTACCATCGTTTTTAAGTAAACCCGTGGTGTTACTTGTTCTTACAACGTCAGCTAATTCTGCGTCGATTTCGTCTTTGTCATAGAACCATTGTTTGGTTAAAGTATTCAAGTGGCCATATAATGTTTGTATATCTGTCATGTTTAATTGTCTCCGTTTTCAATTAATTGTTGGATTAAAGCATCCATTCGTTCAACATAGTCGTAAGAATCTTCTTTACCATTTAATGCATCTGCCACGGCACGATTACTAATTGGATTAGTACTAGATGGGTCTAAACTATCATCAGTGATTGTCCTGTTAGCTCCAAGTTCAACACTATCTAATTTAGTCCTATCTTCAGGCGATAAAAATCTGGATTCATGATTGTCTAAATATCCCTGTATTTCTGTAGATACAATTCCTGCAATTTCAGTTTCATCTATGAATGGCAAGTATATTGATTCAATAAGGGAGTCTCTGCTAAATAAGTGTATACAATGATTTTCATAGATTACACTATCTATTGCTGCATCTAATCGGTCGAATATTTCGACAAAAACATCTTTATGATGTTTATTGCATCCGGAGTGTTTGTGTTTCAAGTATCCTGATTCGATTAATGATACAGATACATTATTTGTTGTTAGTAAATCTCCTCCGTAAACTGATATTTTGAAGTAACTCCCTTTTAGAACATTATCAGGAACGAGACAACTTAATATATTGCTGCTTTTCCCAAGATGTACTGTTGTGGAGCTACCCCAACCATCAGTGAAGATAACGAATTTGTTTACATCATCCCAATCGCTATCTTCCTCAAAAATAAAACGACATTTGTAAATATTATGGTTTTTACTTACAACATCTTGGGAGTCGATTCTTTTCAAAATTTGATTATCAATCACAAATTCTAAATTCAAAATATCAATCCTTTATATTTTTACATTTCTTCATATACCAAAAAAATTTACTAAAATCCTTTTTTTTAACAATAGAAAAAAGAAATTCTTATATTTTTATGTTACTCTTTCCACGTTTTTTTTTAAAAATTTTATTTTAAACTCAATTTATCCTTTTTTTAGATTATATTCTCCCCCTATCAATCTGATTTTATTTTATTTGAGTTCTGCATCAACCCCATTTTTTTCCATTATTTTTTTTACCGAAGATTTTTTTCAAAATAAAATTTTTAAAATTATTGGAGGGTGAAAAAAAAGATTTTTTTAGAGTTTAAAAAATTATTTTAAAAAAAAACTAAAAAAAATAGGGCATCATTTGCAAAAAGAGAAAGTGAATAATTTTTATAGAGTATATTCTTTTTTAAGTATGCATTCTGTTTTAACAAGATAACAGCATTTTATCTTTCGACATTTTAATTCAGGATGAGGATTATCATTATAACAACATCCATTACAAAATTCTTCATTTGGTGGCGAATCCATATTATCATCAATCCCCCATTTTTTTTAGAAGTGCCACATTACTTGAGCATGAATATTCATACTTTCAATTTTAGTTAAAGTACGTATACTAACACTACCATCAGTATTATAGTATAAAACAACATCTCCTCTGTATAATGGAGTTAAAACCCTACTTGTTGGCCTATAATATGAGGGAATAGTTCCGGCTTTTTCTAATTCTTTACTGCTTGAGGTATTATTTAATCCAGTGTAATCTGATCTATTATAATTACATACGCATAATCTTAAATCTTCATTAACCCTATATTTAATATATGAACCGATAGTTTTCACATCAGACCATGCGAATCTATTATTCATATCTGTTATTTTCTTGTTTAACTCATATCCTTGTTTGCTACTTAATGCAGTTGCTTGTTGGAAAGTGGAATCGTTTAAGTGGTCTGCTATTTTTGTATGGCCATACAGGTTACTTGTTGCAATTCCATAATCCTGAGTACTGGATTGATGATTAAGAACACAGTATTTATCATCATGATCATGGTCGCTTAAAGCGAAGTTTTCATATGTGAAATTATCATTTAAAGTAGTGGCATTAATTTGAGTGTTTCCATTTCTATTTGCAAGTATTTCCTGTAATGTAGTTAGTTCTCCCCTATCTATTCGTTCTTGAAGGTCGTCAGGTAAAGTTACATCACCACGGAGTATGTAATATCTGCTGATGTTTTCCCATTTGTCCTGAAATTCTTCAAGGCTAGTGGTATCTGCTACTATTATACTATCTATTTTTTTCTGGTCATCATCATAGACTATAACCTCTGCGCCGATTACTTGATTATTTTTTTCATGAAGCACTCTTGTTACGAATCTTTGTTGATTACTGGATGATGTGGTGCTGTTTTGTTCGTTATTCGCATTTGTCTCACCAATATATTCTTGTCCAAGAGTTTCATCATTTCCTGAAGTTTCAACCATAAATATTCAATCCCCCATTATTTTTTATACTTTGTATTCGATGTAGTTAGGTTCAATGTATACATCTTTTTTAGTGTCGCTACGTGTTGCATGATAACCTATACTAATACCTGCATCTTCAAGGCTTGGTGTGTAAACAACAGTGAGTTTATCTCCAAGATTTAATCTTGTTGAAACACCGTCGCTTCCCACTTGTTTGAAAACTATTTTTTTGGCGTTAGCATCAACAGTGTAATCTACATTTTCAGTTAATATTTCTTCATCGTCAGTATCCTTGTTTAGAATTACGCTACGGATTGGGTCGACTGGTGAAACACGTAGGTCAATTGTACGATTCTCAATATGACTATCAGTAATGACAAATTCTTCCTTAAAGTAATCTAATACTAATCCTTCACTAATTACTCCTTCATCATCAACTCTGCGACCTACTTCGGATAATGTTAAATTATCAATGAATACTGGATTATATTCCACTTTCAAGTTACCAGGGATTAATTTATCTTTTATTGTTTTATCATAGAATGTTAAATTATCATTAGTGTAATCCACATTATACTCATAGAATTCTCCTAAGTTGAAAGCACGAATATTAGGATTAGATGGTGTTAAATAACAACCGAGTATAGGGTAAGCTGGACTTTTACTTAAATGGAATTCTCGTATAAAACCAATTACTTGAATATTATTCCGCCATAACTCTTCAACAACTTCAGGATTATCAGTTAAGTAATTAATTAATTGTGATTCATTTTTACCGTCAACTTTCTCTGATGGTATGACCTGGGTGTGTTTTTCATCATCATAAGTGAGATAAGTATATTCAGGTAAATCTGTTGGTTGGATTATCTTAAAATTTTCTGTATGTGTCTTATTACTGATTATTTCAACAGTACAATCTGTTGATGGTTCAGTTGTGAATGGTGCATATAATCTGCCCCACATATTAGCTCCAAGCATTGGTTCTGTTTTTGGATTATAATAATGTGTTCTTACATGCATTTCATCAGGGAGTTCTGTTTCAATTACGAGACGAATATTTGAGATTGTTGGAGTTTTACCGGAATCATTACTTTTTAATTTTGCTCTTACTAATAATACTCTTGGATATTTACCTGTTTCTTCATCAGGACTGAATCTTGCTAAACGTGTACTGGTTACATCAACCCAGTCATCATCGTATCCTGTAGTGGATACTTCATAAATTATTTCCTGATTGTTTTTATCCGCATTACTAGCTAATTGTACACTTTTAATAGGACTACTGTAGATTGGTTTTAAGTATAATACTTCATAAGTGTTAGTTGTGAATTCTTTTCTGAATTCTCTGATGTGGCATTGGAATGCGAAGTCTCTTGGCCATCTTCTACCGAAACGATAATCAACAGTATAATTGTCTTTACCGTAACGGTTCCAAGTGTAACCGTTATCTTCACTTATCCATGCATAACCATTTGGATATGGGTCGGGGTTACATATACGTCCCCATCCTCCAACTCTTGGTGCATGATCATAATGTGATAATGGGCTTGCAAATACTAAAGCATAAGTTTCCCCTTTCTCCACAACTGGTGGATTGTCGAATGCTATAGTTACATTTTCAGGACTAGTAGTGCTTGGATAGTATACTGCTGTAGCTAATGCATCATTAGGGTCACTATCAGGAACATATACTGTATCATATTGTTTTGGATCATATGATTTGAATTTAAATTCACTATAACTAAATTCCCCTTCCATATTGTAACGTTCAACTTGTTTTGCAGTTGTTTTTCTTAATTGAACATATAATGGAGATTGTACTTTAGAGATTGTGCTTCCACCATATTGTAATTTTAAAACAACACCAGTTAATCTAGCTTCAACACCATCAGATATATCATCTATTTTAATAGTTTCAGCTCTACAGACAGATGGAATGTTTCTATCCCATACATTACCATCCCATTGAGGTAGGGATTGGTAAGTTTTACTTTTATCATATCCAACATACCAGAATTCATTAACTCCACTTGTAGCATTCCAGTCACGAGTATTAGTATTCAATGTGGAGGTGTCGTGTTGATTTAATTGTGCAATTCGTGTATCCCCGTTAACATATAAATCACAGGTAGTGTTTTCTAAATCAACATATTTCATTGTTTCTTCACTAAAATCAACAGTTACATGTTTCAGAGTTGATGAATTGAAACTTACTGTATTGTCTTGGTTTACTTGATGACCCCAACTTTTAGTATCATCCACATCAATTGGGGTGAATTGTTTTCTAACAGCAGCAGGGGACAAGTAAGTTAACTCATCGACTTGTTGTTTTAAGTATTCATCATTCATGCAAGCTTGCTGCATTAACTGTACTGTTGCATATCTTTGCTCGCTGAATGATTGTATACGGTTCAGATTCTTATATTTTGGATTACAATTATCAGCCATGAAATATCACATTTTAAAAAGTTTTTATTCTAAAAATAATAAAAAAAAGTATAAAAAAATAAATAATAAAAAAAAATAATAAAAATAAGAGAAAAAAGAATTAGAAGATTATTTTGTTTGAACAATAATAGTATCATTCACCGGATCAGTATTCCTACTAGTACGAATATATAATTGTCCAATACTACGGTCATAGAAATAAGCACCTTGATACATTGCTAACTCCCCTAACTCATTAGTTTTACGATAACCACAATTAGTATTATCCTCTAAAACACCAATAATCTCATTCGGTTCACTAATATAATAAATATTATTATTCTCATAACTACCAGTTAATTTCTTCCAATCAGACCTGATAGCACTTGTTGATAATTGGAAACTATACTCTACTTCAATTTCTCCAACACGACTATTTAAATCACTATCATGTATTCTTTCGTAAACATCATGAGATATAAGTATGTCATCATTAGCTACACCAATTTCTGATGTGCCAATAACCTCTGAAGCACTTAGATTAACTGTTAATAATATGCGCTTATTATCTAAATCAGCTTTTTTCACACATTCTTTACGAAGAGTTTCATTACCAAGTTTAGTGTTCATTTTACGTGGTTGATTAAGACCATTTCCTAATACAACATATTTCATTGCATTAAAGTTATTATTAATAGGTCTGTTCAGGAAAAAAGACTCTCCTTGAAACGTGATTAAATTAGTTCCTCTTAGAATAACTTCTCCGTTTTGTCTAAATACATATGATCCTTTAATATTAATATTCATAACAATACCTTCTCATTGCTTTTATATTTCACTACATTAAAATATTCAAAGTTAACATCACAATTTTCCTGAGAATAACCTATAGAATAATTAATCAAATTATCATTGCCATCATATAACGGTAATATTTTAGATGATTTAGTATAATTATTCCTGAAATTCAATGCAACAGTATCAACAACAATACCATTAGCCAAAATACTCACTTCAAATTCAGTGAAATCATTTACAATTTCAAAACCCGGAGTGTTTAATAATATTGTTGTTGAATCATCATACTCATCAGATGCAACATCTAAAACTAAAATACCATTTTCAAAACTATCTTCATCAGCAGTCATTGCTTTACCATTCTCATAAAACCATGAAGACAATATTAAAATACCATTACGATAAAAATTCAATTGAACATGAGTATTCTCTTCACCTTCAACCGACTCATCAGTAATCTCCTCAGATGAACCAATTAGTAACTTATTCTCAATTTCTTCATCATCAACATCAAATAAGTGTAGGGGAATAGTATAACCATCTAATAATATTTGCTGCACATAAGAACCATAATGCACATCATGGAAAATCACTTCACCATCTGCATTTGTAGTGCCGGAATATTCTAATAATGGATAATGCACATTAATTAATCGGATTTTAGCATTAACAACTGGTGATTCCTCCTCAGACAAATAAGCTAATTTACACACTACACTACCAGTTTCATCTTCGTTTAAATCATTCCATTGACCAGTTAATTTTAATCGAGTTTCGGTTGAGTCTTCAAGAGTATTATAATTCAGTTTCAGTTTTGTATGTAAATGAATATTATTATCTTCTTTGAAAGTTTCACTATCCATATTCAAATGAATAATCTTAGTCAAAGGCATTAATTTCTGCAACCTATTACGGAAATCATGCGGTTTTTCAACAGGAATATTCACAGGTATACTATTATAATCAAAGAATACATCATAATTATTCGGCGTATAATAGGGTTCATGGTGAAAATACTTGCATTCTTTATCATATTCATTACAATCTTTAACCATTATCTTTCCTCACAAAAAATATATTTAATTATATGTCTGCTCTATGCAGTATTAAATCACCATTATCATTTACAGTAATATTTGTAATGGCTTGTTTTAAGATTTCATATTCATATGGTGTTAAATCACTACTATTGAATCTGGTTTCATCATAATCTTCAGGGAAACTATGATGTGTTTCACTGTAACATAAATCATCTTCAAATGATAAATCTAATAATAAACCAGTCATATCCTCAATTTTAGTAATGTTTTTAGTTGTTAATTTGAATTCACCATTATCTTCAAAACTTATACTATCTACGAATTCAGTTGTTTCCAAATCATCAATATTCATAGTAGTGTCGATTGACCATTCGGCATTAACTGATTCACCAACAATATCATTATAAGTATATACAATATAAGAACCCCAATTAGGAGACCATATTAATGTAGCTACACCATCACTATCAGCAACAGCATCACCAATAACCTCATCACCAAGAGTGTAGAAATTAACAGTATCCCCTGAGGCATGACCTATACTTGTTAATCTTATGGATCTGCCTATTTTGACTTCGACAGTGACTGGTTGTTTGTAATTGAAGGTCCATTCCTGAATATTTTCAAAGTAATCAGGATGATTGAAAGTTAAGTATAATGTTTGAGAAGCATTAGTATACTCTTGATTAATATTAATCCATTCATCAAATTCACCATCATTATCTGTGGTGATTGTAGCTAATTCATGTTCACCTAGATTAATGGTTAAATCTTTTTCAGGTAATCCTACTTCTTCTTTACTGGTTAATAATCCTTTAACATTAATATTATCATACGGATAATAAGTAGTATTGTTGATTGTAGCTGTGAGCACTGGTGCTCCACCATGAATAACTACAGTTTCATAATCATAGAAATCACGATTAGTATTATTAAATTCAACTAAATCAATTTTTGAAACTAATTCATTACTTTTTAATGTGAGATTAACAAGATGTAGTTTAATATTTTTGGATCCTGCCAAATGGAAGAATTCCCTGTAATAGTTACTGGTAATGGAAGCGTTTTCATCACAACCCATTATAGTACAATCTGTATTAATAACAGGAATACTGGCTTCATCAGATAATGTAAGGTTTCCTTTTACAATGATTAAATCTAATGCTTTACTAACAACACTTAATGCTTTTTGTAATGTTTTAAACGGTTTAGTTTCTGAACCATCACCAGTTTCATCATTACCATTACTGGCCACATACCAGTCTCCATCATCACAGTTACGGACATTGAATAATAATTCTTCAGTTCCGATGATTGTATTATCTTCTTTATGTGCTACGAAACGTAGAACATGTGTACTGTCCAAGTTATCATTGAATAATTTATAACTAACCATTACAGTATTAGAATCATAATCTTTACGTATTGGTTGATTAGGACATGTTTCTCCTTCAATGTAATAATATATGTCAACTAGGTAATCATCGGTTATTTCTTCAGCAAGACTATTTAATAATTTGAAAGTGACTTTAACATTTTGATAAATTGTTGGTCTTATTGTATCTGCTTCAACGAAGAAGTATTCTCCTAGACTAGTGCTGCCATCACAGAATCTGTCTTTATGTTCCCATGTTTTAGGATACCAACAATCAACTAGTCCAGTTTCTTCATCGAAATCATGTTTGGTTTCATCAAACATTTTCAAGAGCAATCTTTCACGATTAAGTAATGTTGCAGGCAAACCATATAATTTCCAAATCTCTAAAGAAACAGGATTATACTCTTGTTTGAATATTCTGGGATTGTCAACATAATATTTGAATTCTTCAAAGTTTTTTATTCCTATTCGTGTAAAATAATATTCGTAATCGTAATATAATTTTCTGATTGTTCTAAGGTCATAGTCTTTGAGTTCATTTAAATGTAATGTGGCGTATAATCTGAGATTGTATTCAAGTATACGGTTCATATAATGATAATCGTCTTCGGTTAATCTATCATTATATGGTGGTTCAGTTAAATTGTATAAGAATCGATTATTTACATCTATGTATTTCTTACGGGGAATATTGTTTAGTATACCGAATTCATCTAAGCTGTAATCATGGTCGAAGACATCATATTTTTTATCACTGTTTTTATATTCATCATATGTTTTATCATTTTCAGGAAAACCTTTCTCGAGTGTGTATTCATCGTAGGTTTCCACTGTTATTATGAATTTGTCTGAGGGGATAATTGGTATAGGTATTAAGTAGTCATCATCACTTACATAATCAGTGCCTATTGCAGGATTGGCGAAACTTTCATTTTCTTCTTCAGGTGGAATATATTCCCCTGCTTCTATAATATTATTAGTTTCTTCAATTTCAGTTTCATCAGTGAAAATCATACTATTATCATTCATTGATACATGAGGATCATTATAGTATATTTCACTTGCAGGTGATGTTATGAGTTCCACACCACAATTTGGGCAGGTATCTTCAAGTTCATCTGAGAAGTATATTTGTTCACAGTTGCTGCATTGGTATGCACTTATTTGTGTGAATGTTTCATGTTCACATGTTGTGCATTCTGTTGGTGTTTGTGTTGCGAAATATATTTCACCACAGTCATCACATTTGTAGATATTTACCTGTGTTAATGGATTGTGACCTACGCATTCGTCACATTCTTCAGGTGGATTGTTTGTGAAGATAATATTATTGCAGTTTGTGCATTTATAAGTATTTACTTCAATCATGTTGTTGATTAAGTATTCACAAATGTAAGTATATTGGAATGAGTTAATATTATCCTCTTCAGAGTATGACTCCATATATATGAGACTATCATTTTTTGTTATTTTCACACTTTTAATATTAGGATAATTCGCAACAAAATTAATTTTATAATCATAAGGTTGACTTTGCTCTTTCCACACCAGCAAATTTTTAGTTAAATGAAAACTTTCATAAACCTTAAACAAATCATTATATAAAGTTTTGAAATTTTCATTATTAACCCATTGCACATTATAGAAATTTGACCCCTCACTTTTATTCAAAAAATGAGAAAACTTATCAAGCAATGATTGTAAACTATTCTTCACCATAAATACAACATTCCCCAAAACATTATTAATTCTCTATTTTCTTATTCCATCTCAATCACAATATCATTAGCAACACCTTTCTGCTCATCCAATATAGTAATCGGAGCAGTAGGATATTCAAAAGTAATATTCTTTAACTCAGGAACTAACTTTTCCTCTTTTAAAAAAACACCTAACTGATAAGGAATAAAATCCTCACCAATCTTCAAACCAGTATACCTAGTAACATTACCATCAATATACAACTTAATAGCATCAACAATCCTAGATTTAATAGTTTCCTTTTCAACACTACTATAAGGATTAATCAAATCAATATCAACATTACAAGTAGCATAAATATTAATAGGAACAGGCTCATAACTAAACATTGCAATATCATCATCAATCTGAGTAACACCACTAACAATCTTATTGTAAACATCATTCAACTGATACGGTGTACCCGGATCCAATACAACTTTCAAAGTACCAGAACCATTCCAATTCGGAATTAACTTATAACTATTCAAACCATCATACTCATCAAAGAATTTCTCAAAAGACTCCCAAGTACCTTTAATATTTTCTTTGCGATGATTTAATAATAACTCACGATATTCCTCATCATTAAAAGCATTAACACCACCACTACTACTGAAAGGATTAGTAACACTTTTAATATTAACACCAATACCCTCCTCACTAGTATCACTAACAAGTTGAGTTAAACTATCAGCTAAAACACGACTACTCATACCAGATTCCACAGCATTAGCCTGAACCTGAATAGAAGTCGTATTCGGAGGCAAATCAACATCTTCAATAGTACTATAAGTTATACCATCACTTGTGGAAACCAATATTCCCGCAGGAATAGTTTTCACAACATCATAATTATCAGTGGTAAATTCCACCAATACACTAGCATGTGTAGCTTCAGGTCTTAAACAACCAATATTATCACCAATACTACGGTCTAAATCTTCACCTAAAGCCAATGTTATCTTATTACTATTATAAACATCAGTTACATCATAATAAACATCATCAATACCATCAGAAATAACTGATAAATTCATGACGTAAAAATTAGCTATATCCTGTCTAGATTTAATGTAAGTAGTGAATTCTTCATCATGAGAAATTAAACCACAATCAAAAGCATTTTCCAAGTTTGTTAAAAATATTTCTTCATAATATTTCTGTGTATAAGTCATACTACAAAACTCTCCTCGATAATTTCTCCTTCTTCATCATCATCACTAACACAAGTGATGCTGAAATTAACTCTATAATTATAATACTCCCCATCAGGACTATCCATGATTTCAACCCAATTCACTTTACTTACACGGCGCATATTCTCCAATACTTCAGTAATAAATACTTCAATATGATACAATGCATCTCTACCTTTTCTTTCTTTAATCACTTCATGAATACGGCATCCGAAATCCTCATATATGGACATGAATTCTAATTCATTAAATCGAGTCATTATCGCTATGATGCAAGCATTAACCATGCTATCGAAGCCAGTACAATTAACCCAATCACCATTCTTAAAATCAATATCCCATTCTCCATACTCATTACTTATTAATTTCACATCTTCATGCAATGTTTTATAAAAACGATATGCGAAATCCTCTGTATCTAAAGGTAAAGTCATGAAAATAAAACTCCTTTTATATTATTTCTTTTTATGCTCCTTTACAAACACTCGCACCGGAAGGTATGCTGTTTGTGTAAAAATTATGATCTATACCAGATTTACTATATGGGAACATAACCCATTTAGAACCATCCTTATATTCAACTTGCCTATGTCTGTCACTTCCACTTGTTTTATACTGATAAATCTTTGCAGATATACCTTCACTTTTCAATCTACTATAAATATAATCAGATAAAGCCCAACAATCTCCTTTCTTACGTGATTTAATACAATTACCATCACTACATGAATTAGAATAGGAGAATTTACTTATCTCTTTACATATCTTATCAATAACACTAGAAGTATTAGATTTTTTACTGGATGAACCACTACCCGAATCTGAATCATTATCCACTTCTTCAACACCCCAACCCGGAGGATAATCCTGTAAAGTTAAATTACAAGTCCAATCCCCACCATCATCGGAATGTGAAGCACGTGTAATATACATATAACCATTTTCACCAAAACTAGGTAAAACCACTTTAACCCATTCACCAGTACGCCAATTAGGTGAACCTGCAACTTGACATTCAAGAGTGTGACCATTATCACGTTTTATTTTATTCCATTCTGTGTTAGCAAAAGCTAATGCATCTTTATATTTAGTAATTGGAATATCAACAACAGTAGTTTCGGTTTCGGTTGAATCACTACTGGAATCATCACTATCACTATCAGAATCATCATCAGAACTACTATCCGAAGAAGATGATGAGGATTTTGTTTTTGTTTTAATTATTTTTTTAACAGCCTGAACTTCGCTTTTAATTGTTCCGAAACGTTTAATTAATTCCTGGTCTTTAATGGTGATTTTACCTTCACTCCATTTAACCACCAAGTAATTAACAGTATTCGGATTGACATCAGTGATTTTAACACTGTCTCTGAAAACATTCAATCCTTCCTGTAATAATAAACTACAATTAGATTGAGGTTCACGTACTTTATTAATCAAAACACGATTCCCAATAATACGGCATTCAACATCACCATCCCAATGTTTAAGTAATTTTTGAATGGCTTCTTTAACACTTCCACCGCTACTGCTTTTTTTATCACTATCAGAACTGGAATCCGTACCTCCACCAATAGCTTTAGCTAATGCTTCCCCCATTTCTTTTCCCGTTTTACCGAAAACAATTTGGCATTTATCTTTAAGTTTCTTATTCATCTCAGGAAAAGTCATTCCTTTAATATGACTGCATAAAGAAGATGGGCAATCAGCATCAGCACCAATTTTAGCTGATTCGAATTCAGATTGACTATGTGGCCTTACACCTAAATCTCCTCTTATACCAAAGTAAGCATATTTGAAACTCTTATTATTTTTACTGGCACCATAGTAAAAATCAGCAATACTGTAAGTACCGGCAGCAATTAAGTAAATTCCAATTTTACCTTTTGCTTTATTAGCATAACTGTACTTTGCAAATTCGTTAGGGTCTCTTTTTAATTTTTCAACAGTATGGCCTGCTTTTTCCAGTGCTTTGGCAACATCATTCTGGAATGCGACATCTTCAGATGGACTTCTATTTTTATCCACACCTATAACTATATGAGCCATTATCCCATTAACCCCATTATTATATTTTTAAAATTTGAAAGAACCATTATTATACTCAGCATTGCTACCTAATCTTTGTTTTAAACTACCGTTTTCATAATCTAAAACAATGTCTTTGTTAGTATAATATTTTAAATCCTCCATTTCATCGTCCATATGTCCTACTTTAATTGTAGGTTCTTCACTGCCTCTGTAATCTAGGCCATCTACACCGAATTTAATCCAGTATTGGTTATCTCCGCTCATGCACATTATCTTAATATTACCTGGAGCTGCTGGATTATATCCTACAATGTCTTCATTTTGATAATATCCAAGTATTAGGTTTTCTTCACTATCAGCGTCATGGATATTAATTACTAAAACATGCTGTGTGCTTCGAGGCACAATATATGGTTCATGTAATTCATCATCATAATCGTTAGTATCGTTTAAAGGAGTGTAAAACTCCATAATGTCTCCACCGTATCTGTGGAGTATTTTGCATAAAACAGTTTTATTTTTATTATCTAGTTTTACCTCTGCTTTGTCAAGATAAGGATAAAATTTAGTTATTACACCTGTGCGTATTTTTTCATCGTTGACTGCTTGGGAAATCTTTTCAGGTACACTCTTTTCTATTGCATTATTGTTGATTGTAGTGAGTAAGTTTGATAATCTTCCATCTGTTGCAGTAATATATTTAGATTCCATAACCTCCAAAAAACCTCCCACATGATTAATATAAAAATTAAGTTTTTAACATTCCGGATTGTTACCATTCTTTTTAGAATATTTAAGATTCTTCCAGACCTCATTAAAATCTCGTTGATTACTTGTAGCATCACTTGCATACTCTTTACCCTTAATTGTAATAATAGTCCAGAAATGATTAGGTCCATGAACAACTTGTGCATTTAAACCTGCACTACTCATCATAGCACGTGTTAACCTACTAGTATCTGCACAGTTTAATGCTTTTTTATGTTTTAAACAATCCTCCGGAGAAGAATATTTACTACATGAATAACCTGAGTAGTTCAGATTCTTTTTTAACCAAGCATGAATGAGTTTTGCTTTTTTCAAATCATCAGTTTCATTACCAATAATCTTTTTAACAAGATTATCAATAGTTTCACCTTCACCACCACTCGAACTAGAACTGCTTTTACTATCTGATTTATTAGTGAAACTAGTTACATCATCATCCAAACCTTTAGTATTAATCACAGGTGTTAGGCCTGCGGTTTTAATGAGTTCGGCTAATATTTTAGACCGTTTCATATTACTAAAATCAAAAGTAAATTTTTGATCTAATAATTTGGAATAACCATTAACTTTAATCTCAACACCATCTTCACTGAAAGTCTGGTCAGTGATAAAACCATTAAGTACTGGTTTTAAATCATTCCAAGTTAAATTAGTTTCAGGTGCTTCCCATTCTTTAAGTAATGATACTTTCACACCTTTATAGTATCTTTTTTTATCAACTTTTTCCACTTTAACAGTAGCATTATCACTCATATCACTATAATCATATTCATGACTAGTTGAATTGAGATTAGCATAATAATAAGAATCTAATATGCTGCCTTGATGATAAGTGAAACCCTGCTTTTCAGTTTCATCACTATCAGAATCATTGTTACTTTGAACAACACCACTAGAAACATATGGTTTGAAGTTTTTTTCGTCAGTACGATAAACCGCTAAACCAGTACGGCATAAACTACCCTGTTTAGGTTGAGAGTAAACTTTAGACATATTAATTTAAACCCCAAAATCATATTTTTATTTTGTTTTCGTAATCTTGGAACCTTTCTTCTTACTTTTTTTCTTTTTAGTTTTGTTTTTCTTAGTGGTTTTCTTTGATTTTTTACTGTTTCCTTTACCTGTTGTTGAAATATTGGTTGTTATTTTATCAGTAGGTACAACAAATTCATCACCAGGAATATTAGATTTACTACCCGGTATTTCAGTTAAATGAATTTCCAATGTTAAAAAAGCAGGTGAAGAATGAGTCTTTTTAACTACACACTCAGCCATGAATTTACCACCAAATTCCCTGCTGATAACTTCAACAGGTTTACTCATCCATAATTTAAAAGTAGAATCATAAATATCCGGATAATATGGGTCAATTCTTACATGAGTATTGAATGTAACATCAATAGGGACATAAGTAGTTCTTGCTACCCATTGAGTACCACCGATTATATCATGCCTTGCGGTTTCCCTACGATTAAATGATTCATTAGGCGAAGGGTCATTTTCAACAATTAATGGAAATCCATCTATTGTAATATTAAACTCGTCAGGATTAATAGTAGAATCGTACATAGCCATAATATTTATACTCCTTTAATATCTATTCCATTAACCATATCTAAACCCTCAATTGCATTAATCAAGATTTGTCTTGATTCTTGAGTTGTTAAATTACGTGCATCTAACTGTATTGCTCCTTCACCAATCATAATACTTACTGGTCTTTGAGTTTTACCCATATTACTTGACTGATTCATATTATTTAATGCATTTAACCTACTGGAATTCAAATCTGTATTGAATTCAGAGGACATATTTAAATTACCTTGACCTGCATTGACCGCTCTTTGAGTTATACCCTGTATACTACTGATTAGTGATGATCCTTTATTGGTTACTTCACTTGCGGAGAAACCCATTTCAGAACCCCACATTCTTGCAATGCGCCCTGGTGATTGTTGGTCAAGAGTACTTTTAGCTTCCTCTACTGCTTTTTCAGCCATATCATGAACTGCTTGTACAAATGCAGCAGTACCATTTTGAACAGCTTGAGTAGCATAATTTACTTCTGAACCAGCAATATTCGCAATTTTAAAAGCAGATTGGAATCCTCGTGTTGCACTATTACCCATACGAGCACCACCAGTCCATGAAGCACTAGCCCCACTACTAGTAGCACTATTAACACGACTTGTAACAGTACCATTCAAGTTAGCTAATCCTTGACTAACTCCACCTTTAATACTGTTACCTATATTAACACCTGAAGACCTGAAACCACCACTTGCTGAAGACAAAGTAGTTTTCAACTGATCAAGAGCATCACGAACATGACCTAATGCTTCTCCAATACCCGTGCCTGTGTCTGTACCGTTGAGATTTTTTAATTGTTTAGCAATACTTTTAACAGCACTAACTGCTTTTCTAACTTTTTCACCAGCACCCTCTTGAACTTGAGGCACAGCACTTATTGCATTAACACTACCTTTCAATTGTTTAGTAGCAGAGGAGATGTTTTTAATTTTACCTCCCAATCCTTCCGGAATATTAGCAATAGTTGATAATGACCTTAAACGACTTGCTACTTGTCTAAGCACACCATTAGCAGAATTAATATTACTAACAACATTACCTAAATTAACAGTACCACTAACACTACTATTCAAGTCTTTCAAGTTATCAATAGCTTTCATTACAGTTTTTGTAGTGCTAGCTACTTTCTTGATTTTAGGACCAGTACCCTCAGGTATAGCACTCATATCATTTAATGATCTTAAACTAGCAGATACCTTGAATAATGTACCACGTAAATTATTCATAACACCAGGAATATCAACACCTTGGAAGATATTACCCATTGTACTGTCCCAGTTGTAATTATCACGTAATTCCCTTAGGGATTTCATGCTTTCAGCTACACTTTTCAAAGCATCAGCAACAGCTCGTAGTTTATTACCTACTCCTTCAGGTACGTTACTCATATCTTTGAAAATAGCTAAACTGGCGGAAGCTTTGTATAAATCATCACGTATACCATATAATGCACTTTGAATATCAACTCCGCCGAAGAGGTTAGTTAATCCACTGAATAAATCATCCCAATTCTGACCATCACGTAAACTACGTAATGCATCCATTGCTTTAGCAACACTTTCCAAACTTGATGAAACTTTTTCAAGTTTATCTACTGCCCCTTGGTCAATATCAGGTAAATCTTTTAATGTAGCAATTTCATTTGCAGCATGAGTAATTTCATTTTTCGCAGTAGTAATAGCATCAGATACATTACCAAGTAATCCGCCCAAGGTCATTATATTACCTAAGGCCATATCCATGACAACAGTAGTTAAACTAGTCATTGCATCGGCAACAACTTTTAAAGTTTGAGATATACTTTTAATGTTTTCAGGGATTGCAGGGTCGATTTTAACATTATTGAATACTTGTAATTCATTAGCAGCTTGAATTAACATTTGTCCTGCTATTTGTATTGGATTAATTAACCCTGGTATTCCAGTTGTTAATACTGCTAATCCAGTCATGATATTAGCAAAACTCATTTCAGCCATTGCAATACCAACTTCAAGCATTGCTTGACCTATTTGTTTAATACCTTCAATAGCACCAGTTAAATCTATACTGTCAAAGTCAAGGGCATCGATTAATAATTGAATTCCTTTAATGAATATTAATGCTTCAGCTGCTAAACCTGCAATGATTGGAATCATAACTGCGACAACCGCAGCTATTGCAAGTAATGGAACAATCATACTGGTAAAAGCAGATGCAATACCTGATAAAGCACCACCTGTAGCTGTGGTTCCTGCAGCTGCGGCTTCAGCTTCAGGTGCTAATGCCCCTACAGTACTTGCATCTTTAACTACTGTACTTGTGTTTTTAGCTATAGGTCCAGTACTCATGGTAGTGTTACCCATAGTATAGTTTAAACCACCAGTTGCACCGCCACCGGCTGTTTTTGATAATTGATTATAATCTTTCAAAGCACTAATTGCGCCTTTAATACCACCATCAGTTAAACCTTTGAAAGCAGTTTTAGCCACATCTAATCCTTTTCTCAATGAGCCTAATTCTACTCCACCCATACGGAGGTATGCTCTCATTTTTATTAATGGTCCGGCTACAATTGCAGCACCACCTGCTAATCCCGCAAATCCTAAAATTGCAGATTTAACTGGTTGTGGTAGACCAATGAATGCTTGAACAGCTTGTTGAACTATAGGTATTAAAGGTTCTATTGTGTTTATGATTTCTTTTCCGAAATCAGTACGTAGGATGTTGATTGCATTGTTCATTCTTTGAACACGTGCTTCGTAACTGTCAGCATATTTTTGTGAAGCACCGTCGGTTTTTTCCATTATTGCTTGCATTAATTTTTCACGATCTACATTACCTGCTTCGTCTTTGAAATCTGCAATATCTAAACCTAATTTTTTAACACTACGACCAGCACCCATGAATGCCATTTGAATAGATTTTGCTGCTTCAGATTGGGACATACCAAATTGAGCTGCATAATTGGAAACAACATTCATTGCACCTTGGGTTTCTTGAAGATTCATACCCATGTTTAAGAATGTTGTCATTGCTGTACGAGTATCGGCTACTCCTCTACCCATACTGTCGGAATAAGTTTTAACCCAGGATTTTATTCCTTCTTCGTGTTCTTCCCAACTCCAACCACTGTTATTTACAGCGTTACCGAATCTCATCCAACCTTGTTCTGCTGCACTTGCAGACTCAACAGCAGTAGTACCTAAGTCTTTAATGTTAGCTGACATTCCAATCATGTCATCGTACATACTGGTTCTTAATGTACTGGTGTCTTGTTCGGTTAATTCTCCACCTAATTCGGCATCAGCATCCCAACCACCTTCAGCACCAATTCCAGTAGATTCTATGCTAATATCAACTGTGGTTCCGTCAAGGTTGGATACTTCATCTGAAAGGGAACTTAATTCACTTTCAGCATCACTTATTGAAGAAGATAAATTATCCATATCTCCTTGCAAATCAGTAATGTTGTCCCCATTTATTGTGTCGAGTGTGGATTGGAAGTTGCTTGCACTGGTTTCTGCGCCATCGAATGAAGATTCTAACTCTCCGAATGATGAGGATAGTGAGTCTGCACCTGAAGCTAGATTTGATAATCCAAGATCCAGTTCATCTATTGCTGAGGTTATTGATTCTAATGCACTTGTGACACTTGATTCCATTGCTTCAATAACAGAGGTTATGTTATCTTCAGCATTGAACTGCATTAATATATCTTCATTTGATGCCATAGTAAAATAAATCCTTTAAAAATTAGTTTTAATAATAAAAATAATAATAAAAAAAATAGAAAAGAAAGAAAATTTCTTTCTTAGAATTGATCTTCCATTTCGTCATATGCTTTTTTACGATTACGTAAAATCTGTGCATATTTCATTAGTAAGAACTTAACATCGGGAGTGAATTTCTCACGAATAACACGTGATACTGGCCATCCCAAGTGTTTGCTTACTTCAAAATATAAATCTCCGGGGAAACTATTGACCATTCGGAAATAATTTCTGATTGCTAATTTCATTTAATCCTAGTCTGTTTTGCACAGCTACGAATACACTGAATTTAGCATTGAAGTGGAATTTATCCCAGAATCTTAACCTAACATCAAGACTGGCGTCACTTCCTTTTATTCTTAACTGATTAGCTAAGAAGTTGTTTACTGCATTGATTTTTCTACTTGATAATTTCTCGTTGATTAATTCATTCATTTTTTTAATGATGTGTTCTTCTTCCTCAGTTAGTTCTTCGACTGGTTTGTTTAAAGCTTTACTATAAGTGGTTGCTTCTTCAAGGTCGAAGTCTTGGAAGATATCTATATGTAATTCTAATGATTCAACTACTCTACTGTCAAGTATTGGTAATACTTCAAAAGTGAACTCTAATAATTTGTTTTTGTATGGTAAGTTTACGGTTAAGAATTTTTCATCATCAGAATCCATTAGGTTAAGGAAGTCTTGTTCGGTTTCTATTAATTCAATTGCTTCCTCTACATTTTCTAATGTTTCATCAGGTCTTAATCTTTGTAGTAGTAACCTGTATTTGTTAAGTATGAGTTTTAAGTCAGCAAATTGTTTGTCTGTAAATTCTTCTTTATCTAAACATTTGGTTAGTAAAGTTTTTTGTGATTTAGTTAAGTCTTCGCTTGGTACGTAGGTTAAGATTAATTCTGCTTCTTTAACCCATACGGTTTTTAATAATTGTTTTTCCAATGCTATTGTTGCATCGGTAGGAACTGCTTGTTTGGTTTCCTGTGTAGTCATAATTTATTATTCCTCCCTCCAAAAAAATATTAGAAAATAATAAAAAAAAATTTAAATTTATATAAAAAAATAGAAAAAAAATAAAATATAAAAAAAATATAATAAAATTTTTTTATATTTTTTTGATTGCTCCACCTTTCACACTGAATGGTTTGTTAGCATTTTCTTTACTGATTTCAGTAATATATGCTCCATCGTATACGTCATCTTCAACAATGTCACCGTTTTCACTATTATAATCATAGGTAGCAACAGTTGCAAGGTCTGTTGGATCTGCTTTTTGCCTATCCATCATGTCTTCAAAGAATGGTCTGAATGTTGGGTCAATATCTGACATTTCCCATTCAAATGTTTCTTTGGTTAAATTTACTGCATATGCATTGTAACTGTTACTTGCAGTGTATTCTTCACTATCTAATTTTCTTGTAGTTTTGAAAGTATCAGTAGTGATTTGTTGGTCTTCATATACAATTTGTGCAAGGTTGTATCTTTGTACGGCTGCCATATTAAATCTACACTCCTATAAAAATTTTGTATTTAAATTTTAACTGTAGCTTCAACTTCAATTGCTACAGTACATTTTTGAGATTGCATTTGTCCAGTGATGATTAAACTATATGGGTCGGCGTCAGATTGGCTGACTATTAATTTAGTACCTTGCATAGTTTTTTCATCGAATTTAATCATTTCTTCAGCACTTACTTTGTCATTAACTAACTTGTTGATACGAGTTTGTAAGTAAGCGAGATTGGTTGATGATTCATTGGCTTTGATTTGACTATAACATGCTTCGAAAACTTCCCTTAATAATGCATCAGCATTAAATCTTGCATGGAATAATGCGTCTGCTGGACGAGTAGTTGCTGCGAAACTGGTTGCGGTACAAAGGTTGATTTTTGGATAAACATTACTGTTGATATGTTCATCACGGTTGAATATGATACCTGCATTTTGTAAAGCTAACATTTCAGCTTTAGTACGATCTTTAAATGTTCCTGGTTCAACACTACGGTATTGGAAGTAACCCGGTTCAGTATTATTTGGTGTGCAACAGATACGTGCACCGGTTTTACCTGCAAGTAATGGTTCCATTATACCAATACGACTGTATTGATTACCAGTTGCTTCATTGGTTAATGCAATCAAATCTGCATCACTAACATTATCAGGATTACTGAATCCTTTAGTTGTGAATGCACATCTTAAATCAAGGTCAGTAGTTCCAGTTTTAATTAAATTATAAGCTCCATCAATGAAATCTTTTAAAGTATAATTACTGATAGTGTCTGCTCCAACATAAAATTCGATTGTAGAATCTAATTTTGTTTTTGCAGTTTTTATTGCGTTAATCCATGCATCTTTATTAGTACCTGCACCAACATCAATAACATAAACGTAAGGCACACCTAAGTCACTGTTTACTTGCAATCTTGCTTCTTCAAAGAATTGGTATAAAAATCTAGCTAACTGATTGTTTGTAGTTTTAATACTTTCTTCAGTATAAGTAGGGTCTGGGACTTCCTCAGTTGGCACTGGGCAAATACCTGGACTTGAAGCATTTAAAGGTTTATTTACATCATCCCAACTAGTATATTTTCTAACTACAGTACCGTCAACTTTATAAGTTCCACTTGCAGAATTACCAGTTAAACCAATTATGACTGGTATTTTACTGCCTTCACCGGTTAACTCATAAGTTACTTGTTCCTTGTAGTATACACCTGGTAGTTTAGTAATTGGCATTCTTTTCTTAGTCTCCTATAATTTTTTTAAATTCATTTTCGGTGATGCTTGGTTTAATAGGCACACCGAGTTTTTTTAATCTGATTTCATCATGGTATTGGTCGAGCAAACCATTTTTTGATAAATCCATGATTATGCTGATTTCATCAACACCAGATTGTTCCACTAAATCAATAAGAACCAATTTTTTTGATTGCTTTTTAGTGGAGGTTTTTTTAGTGTTTTTATCAGTTTTTTCTACTTCGGGAGTAGATTCTTCTTTAACTGTCATGATTTAGTTGATTCCTCCCTTATTTTTCTCCTTTAAAAAGATAAAAATCAAAAAATAAAAAAAAAGAATAAAAAGGTATTTCTTTCCAAATTTTTTTAATTAAAAAAAAAGAGATAGAATATTGAAAAAAAAAGTAAAAAAATAATTGAATATTTTTTTTAAATGACATTAGCATTAGAAGTTAAATTATTACTAATTAAACCTCCAATGACATGGTCAACATGATAACCAGTACGAATCTTAAAAACAGATCTTAATACTGGAGGAGTTCTGCTTAAATCATCTAATGTGAATGGTTGTTCCATAACAAAACTAGACCGGATAAGATTATAAGTAGTGAAAATATTCTTATACTTATATAATTCAGGATTAGGACATTGTCCCTTAACCCCTCGAACATCTTCCTTGCGCAATAATGCCATGCAAGGACCTCCACTACCTGCACATTCATCATTATGATAATTATCACAGAATAAATAATAATCAGATTGAGCTTGATGAAACAATAATTCAACTTGACGGATTAAATCCTCACGCATGAACTCATCATCACACCAAACATTAACAGTAACAGTGCCGTAATGAGTTTCTCTTAAGACTTGCTGCGGATATAACTTGAAGGGGTTTTCCACATCGAAACAAGGATGATTATTTGGCAATATACAATCTTCATTTAATATTTGCCGTTCCATAAATGCAGAACCACCACTATCATCAACTGTTATGCAGGGTGTTTCATCTTTAGGATATGTCCTTTTAATCACAGGCACTATTTCATTATTATAATAAACATTATCGAATAAAACTCGTCTTATAGCTTTTACTGGTGGAATCATTCTGTATCAATTCCGTTTTCCTTTAATTTAGTTTTAAATATTTCACTAATACGATCTTGACTAATCATAGTATTCCAAGCCCTGCTTGGATAATTATTACTAGCCATCCTACTAGTACCATAAACCACATACACCCAGTACTCTGCACTGTTAGTGATGGTAGCAGTGAATTCATCACTTTCAACAGCATGACTGTCTCTGAGATTTCCTGTACGTACAGGACATTCGCTTTGACATTCGACCATTGTTTCTTTTGCAACTTCACTTACCGTATCACGGATTGCATTAACATAAATGGAAGGATCCATTTTCTTATTATAATTATCACCAAAGGTTATTTCAACAGGCAATTTAAAAAACTCCTCCCCCCAAAATAATGGTCTTATTGTGTTAATGGTATGGGTTTTCTTTGTTTTTGGACGATTATTTTCTTATGTTTCAAAAAATGATTATTATTTAATGGAGTTCCAGTTATCTTATAAGTGTCCTTTTTACCTTTCAACCGTAAAATCATAGTGTCAGTAATATCAACTGACCCATCTAAGTAAATCTTATATGAATCCTCTAAGATTTTACCATATTCCATTTGACTATCCTTTGGAGATGCCGGTTGAAAATCACATGGAACACTAGTAATATATTTATATTCAAATTCAGGTTCACCAAGAAATCTATCCCGTGACTCCTTTTCAATATACTCATATAATTCTAATGTTTCATTCGGAAAAAATAACACCATAACACTATTCACAACCATCTTAATCTAGCAGAACTGTACCTACTTTTCAAATCAGCAATTCTACTATTAATTCTACTGCCACGCCCATTATTTGTATCATAATTAATAGATACATCACCCTCTTTTATACTGGAAACAGCATCACCAACACCAGCTTTATTATATGTTAATGAATAAATCACCATTTCACGTACAAGAGGAATAATACTACTATTTAAAACATCATCTGAAATTCCAGACAAATACTTAACTTCAATATCTCCTCTAACATTACCTTTAAAATAAACAATACCCAAATCAGAATCCACATGGAATCCATGAATAGGACAATGGTTTAAAGTAATCTCTGCTAGATCATAAACAGGATAGAAATCTAATCTTAAAGAATCCCCATTGAAGTTACGATTAACTTGTCTGCGATGAGTAGGCCTAATATCAATTTCAGTTAAACCTTTTAATTCATTGATTTTACTGTTGATTAAAATACTTAACTCCTCATCAGTATAATCATCTAAACTGATTCCTTCGAACTTCAATAATGTTCTAAACTCATTAATATCAAACATAAAATATAACCTACAAAAAAAAATATGTAATAAAAAGAGAAAAAAAGTATAAAAAAAACTTTCTTCTTTAAATTTTCTTTTTTTCTTTAATCAAAAAAAATATTTATTTTATCTTTAAAATTATTTAATCATCATCCTCGGATTCAAGTTTAGAATCAATATATGCCATAATATAATTGAATCTTTCACTTTTACTCCATTTTTGTGATAATGTTAAATCATTCCAATAATCTTTCATATATAACTCTTCCCTCATGTTTTCGCTTTAAATAAAAAATAAAATATAAAAAAATAATTTAAAATTTTATTCCCCGGCAGTGTCAAGTTCAAGAGTAATAGTAATAAGGTTTTCACCAGCACTCACAGTTAAATCTTCAAGACCAGCAATGTAGCCTTCTTTACTTGCTTCAATAGTGTATTCACCTAAAGGTACATCACGAATAGTACAACCACCAGCAGTACCAGTAGTTCCAGTGAAGTCAGTATCAGTAATAACTACGCTAGCAGAACCGATTGGATTTTCACCATCAGTTACAGTAACCTTAACATCCCCAACTTCTATTTTAGTCAACACGAATTCAAAGGCATCTTCCTCTGAAGTGACTTGAATAACACCCTCATAAGTTTCATATCCTTCCACTTCCACAGCAACATTATAATCACCGAAATCAACATCATCTATAGTGCAGGAACCTTCCTCACCAGTAGTTCCAGTGTAATCAGAATCTCCAGTTAAATTTACAGTTGCATTAGGTATACCTACCTCATCACCACCACGGACTGTAATAGATATTGAAGTGTTCTCATCCTGAGGTTCAGGTGTAGGAGTAGGGGTAGGTGTAGGTGTAGGAGTAGGTGTTGGGGTCTCTTCTTCTTGACTATCAGAGGAATCAAATTTTGAATCAATATAAGCCATGATATAGTTAAATCTTTCACGTTTACCCCATTTTTCAGGCAAATCTAATTCATTCCAATAATCTGTCATAATACATTAATCCCTCATTTAAAAAAAAATTTAAAAAAAAGAAAAGAAAAATCTCTCTCTTTTTTTTAATATAAAAAATTTCACACGTTTCCCGTAATCTAAAATATAGATGCATTAAGCTTTTCTTTTAAGCTTATGCAGTGTTTCTTGTAAATGGAATAGCAAGAGTGTCTTGATCCCATAATACTTTAGCATCACCCTTACATAAGAGTGCGACTTTGTATCCGAGAACATCAATGTCCCATTGGTTTTTAACATCGAATTCTCTCATCATACCAAATACAATATTAGATGGTTGGCCGATGAAACCGTAAGACATTTTGTCAACAGCAGTACCGCTTGCATCGAAGACATTGTCGGTGAATTTCATTTTATCGTAACCGTGTCTTGGTTTACGTAAAACTTCATCAGCAATAACTTCCATACCGAGAATGGTGGTGAGTTTACCATCTTGGAATACTGCATCACCGAGAGCGGTGTCTTTGTTTTTAGCGATTTCTAATAATAATTGACTGTGTATAGCTGGAGGTAAAACAATAGTAGCGTTTGCGATGTTACCGTCTTGTTCAACATATTGTTGTACAGCTTCGAGAATACCTTCACCAACATTGTTTTTGTGAACGAGGTTAGCAATACCATTAGCTTCGTTTGTACTATCAACTGCAACGGATTGTAATTGTGCGAGAATACCATTGGTCATTTTGTAACCAGTACCTTCACCAGGAACATCCTGCATAGTACTGTTTGCGTATAATCCCCACATTTCGAAAGCAGGACCCATGTTTTTAGCTAATAAGTCCATGTAGTTGGTTAAGAAGTCTTCGCCTTCAATGTTTTCTTCAAGGAAATTGTCGCTAACTACAGTTTTAGCTTGTAATGGTTGAGCGATTAATTGTTTCCTTTCCATGTTTGGTGCTAATTCGTTTTGAGTTAATTTAGCACTGTTACCATTGGCGTCTCTTTGACTGTCTAATTCAACTTCAGCAGTTAACATGTCTAAGTCATGTTGTAATGCAGTCATAGGTAATACGGTAGATTGGTTTAAAAGAACAGGGTCTTTAACCATTCTTTTGAAAAAATCGTCGTAGGTTGGTTCAGCCCAACCAGGGTTTAAAATATTGTTTGCATCAAAAGGTGCATCTGCGAATTTTAAAGAGAAATCGTCTCTGTTTTCAATTTTAGTTTTAAGGTTCATAAAATATCACATCTTTTTAAGTTTTTACTTTGGGTTGAAAAAAATTTCAAAAAATTAGTTTTATTTTAAATATTTTTTGTTACGACCAAATTCATCTCTCTCATCACTGTTCAAGAATGAACCTCCTTTTTTAGGAAGAGTCTGAGATTTTTGGTATTGGTCCAATTTGCTTTTAGATTTTGTTGATTTTTTAACTGGTTTGAATTTTTTAAGATTAAATTCTTTAACCATTTCATCATATAAGTTTGATTTAATGTCTTTGAGAATTTCTTCTTTCAATTCTTTAACATCAACAATAACTTTAGGTACATTTTCCGGTTCAGCAGCAGGTTCTTCCACTTCTTCAGGTTCCTCTACTACTGGTTCTTTTTGTCCGTCAGTAGCGTCTTTTTCTTCTTCGATGACTTCATCATCTTCAGCTGCTTCCTCTTCAACTTCTTCAGTTTCAGGTTCATCTTCAACAGCTTTAATTTCAACTTCTTCCTCTTCCTCTTCGATTGGAGGTTCAGCTGTTACTTCTTCGACTGCATCAGTTTCTTCTTCAATGTTTTCATCAACATCAAATTCTTCAATGCTGTCTTCAGATTCTTCGATGATTTCTTCATCTTCAACTTCTTTGGTTTCAGTTGGTAATAATTCCGGTAACACTTCAGTTACAACTTCACGGATAATACCACTGATTTCTCCTCTGATGTCTTCAACAATTTGTGGTTTTAAATTGTAAACTGCTTCGTTTACAATATTAACAAATTCTTGTTTGAGTTCATCAGAAACCTCAATAGGTTCTTTTAAGTCTTTTTTACTCATTGTATTACTCCTTTTTTCTTTCAGAATGTAATGACAAGCTCCTGTCAAACATTTGCTTTCAACTAATCCTTTAGTTTCAACTGTACCGAAAGTATCCCAGTTCGCAGGAAGCAATGTTAAACTAACTTCTAATAATATGAAATCGTTTATCACATTGGAATTCATGCTGTTGATTACAGGAATACCTCCAATACTGAAACCAAAGTTCATTCCGAGGCTTAATCTTTCTAAGATACCTTCAGCAAATTCTGGTAAAATAACAGCAGTAATTCTCAACGAACTATTCTCAAGTTCAGCATCTTTAATAACACCAATCCCACCATCATAATGATGATTGTGGTCGAGATGTAAATTTAATCCTATTACTTGCTGTGCTAAAGATTCTAATGCATTAGGAGAAACAATTTCCCCATCTAAATCTTCATTAGTTGTTGAAGCTATACCAGTAATAGTCAAGGTACCATCTTCATTCAAACCATAGGATTTAACATCAGGAGGTGCATATACTCTGAATTCATTAAGTTTAGTTTTCATAAACAACTCCAATTCTTCTATTGATTTGAAAAAATAAGTTTTTAAAACGTTCTTCTTTTGATTCAAACAAAATTATAAAAGAACACACGACAAAAAAAATAAATAAAATGAATTTTTTTAGATATTTTACCTCCCTCACCAAAAATCACCAAAGAGAAAATGAATAGAAAATGAGGGAGAGCAAAATACCTTTTTTTTGAATTGAGCTGAGGCAATGAAAAATCTTCCTTAAAAAAGGAAAAAATTTCTCTTTTTTAAAAAATTTTTTTGGAGGTTACATTTTCCATATATTTTTTTTCGATAAATAAAAAACAGTTTAACGACATAATTTAATTTATCAGTTATTGGTCAAACATTTTAGAGGTTGTAATTTAAATGAAGTGATAGAAACAAAGAGAAAATCTTATATTTGTAAAATGGAAAAATAGCAACCTCCTAACAAAAATTTTTTTTATGCTCAAAAGGTAACGAAATGACCATTAAAAACCATTAAAAGTGAAATCATAATCACTACCAGAACCACTAGTAGTATCATTAATAGTGTAATTATTATCCGTCATATTCACAACAAAACCTTTCATTAATTCAGGGTCAACCATAGGATAATTACCACGAGAAACTGAACAGCGACATCGACTGTGAACAGGCAAAAGCCCCATTGCTTCGTCGATTGGATAAGGATTATTCTTTTCTATTTCAATACACTCATCACATACCCTGTCATCACCAGCAGTTTTAATATCTACAGTATAAACACCCTCATTAACATAAGCCTGCAGTAATCCAGTGTTAACACTACGACCATACTCAGTAGTGGCAATCATAGTGCATCGAGTATCAACAGTAGCACCGGAATGTCGAGTCATAGTATAAGGTGATTTTAGTATATTATCACTAATACTAGCTAATGCTAAACCACCTAACGCCCCCATCATAAGTATGTCTTTTATGCCAAGACATGAATCCACATTAACACTATAAACCGTATCACCAACATACTGGTTTAATATGCTTAATGCTTCACGGTCACGCTTATCATAATGCTGTTCACGGCGCAAATCATAATATGCTAATCGTGAACCTACTTTATAAAAACGAGATAATGGTTTAATTCCATTTAAAGTATTTCGTTGAATACGATTATTTAACTCTGAATGTAAAACGGATGATGCGAATAATTCATCGAATTCTTCTTCATCCTCTGCATCTAATAATTCTCCGGCTTCATGTGATTTCAACCATGATAAAGTGTATAATAAATTTTCATCAATACCATTACTAAGAATATTGTAGAATGATTTTTCATCACGGGAGAATCCTTTCTTAATTAGTGGTGTTATTAACTCACCAACCATCGCTAGGCGCCTCCCAATTACTTAACCATTTGGCTTTATTTAAATTATTCTCATATCTTTTAATATCCATGAGATTAACATCATCAACAGTATTACTATCCATTAACGGATTAGACTGTAAAGTGTTAGGTAAATCACCCCATGGCACTGATTCTAATCCATATTCTTGTCGGACTTCATTAACTGTCAGTACACCGGAATTAATTTTATTAGTTTCAATTTGTGAACGTTTCAATTTATCTTCAATATCCATTTCATTAAACTGGAAGACTTCTTCAAAACCATTATGACCTAATACTTTATTGAAAGCACCCTCAATCAATGTGGCCTTTGCTTTCATCATATCTTTAAAGTCTTTGTCTTGTGACTCTCCAGTACCAGTACCTAATGATGCAGTTTCACGTATTCCTGCTTTTCCTGGTTGAACACCATAAGCGGTTAGTATCATATCACGGCAGAAATTCATTAAAGATAAGAAATCCATATCCTGATTAGTAATAGTAGAGGATTGGAAACTTGCTCCTTTAACAGCTAAAGTTCCACCTTTCTTACGTAACTTACTCATCTCAGCAAGACGACTTAATTCGTTTTCAAAGGTTTCATTACTAACTTCTTTATCGAAACTTAATATTGCACGTGGATCTATACCGTCATTGTCAAGTAAATCTTTATTATGAGATAATCCACTCCACATCATAAGTAAAGGTAATCTGATTTTATCCAGTTTAGATATACCATATTTCAGTTTCCTTAATTTAATCTCTGGTTCATAAATATGGATTAACTCATCAGGTTCATAACGGATACTAGGATTATTCCTGTAACCCCACTGACTAGTGTCATCATACCACATTAACAATTCCGGTGGAATAAACTGGAAACCATTTAATACTTTGTAATAATCATCATCATCCCATGTGAATTCTTCATAGTTAACTTCAATGAATGCATCACCGGTTAGTTCGAAACTTCTCATGTATTGTTTGTGAAACATGGCATAGGTTAATTCTGAAGTGTAACCTTGAGGATTGTTGAAGATATTAGTTAAGTATTGTGTACGTTCAAAATTAACTGCCTGCTCATCAGGATTGTTAATCTTGAAACCATTAATTAATAAAGTATCGCTGATTACTTCGATACTTCGGTAAACATAAACATTATTTTCAGCTTGCTCGTATAAACTGTAGTCTCCTACGGTTTTATTTGCATTGCTGAAAATCCAACCATAATTAGACAAGAAGGTGGCATAATTACTATTATATTCAGGTCTGCGAACAATTGGTAGAATACCTCGCAATCTATCTCTTAAACCCATAATTTTCAATTCCTTATCTAATTAATTTTAAAGGAATACTACGCCTAATTTGGCATCGTATTCTTTTTTATCTTCTTCACTCATAAACAAATAATTATATACGTGACTAGTGGCATCTGTGATGTCGTCGTGCTCCCCTGCGGGGAATGTGCTTAACTCATCAATGAATGCTTGTCTTGTAAGGTCGTCTTCAATAGCTACCCATACTTTACCATCTTCAATTGCATTCTGTAATGGAGTGGCACGGTCAACCTTACTTTTTCCTCCAGATACTTTAGCTCTTTCAACAAAAAAACCCGGTAACTGATTCTTCCATTCTTGGTGTAATAATTCGCCTGCTGCTGCAACTCCAGTCTCAATAACAATATGAGTTGTGGGAGTATCCATAAAAGCAGTATTCTGTATCATTCTTTTAGTATTAGATCCGAATCTTCCATGAATCAAATCTAAGATTACAGCTTGGTCTCCGAACCTTGCCATTTTCACACCAGCAGTGAAATCGTTTTCAGTGAAATTATCACTACTAGCTATATCCCATGCACGGGCTACAGCTTCCTGTGTGTACTCTTCAGGGAAACCGAATTTTAAATGTTTTAAATTAAAGAAATCACTAGTCATATCTATAGGTTGTTGTTGGTAAACAGATTGGAAAACACGCTCGCCAACTTGTTCTTTTTTCTTTAGTAAAATTTCAGTAGTATATCGTTGCTTCCATAATGGTTGATTATACTCATCCAATGCAGGAAATTCAACAAACTCATAACTATTAGGGTCTGCTTTATGAAAATGCCCAATCAAATCATTACTATTATGAGTTGGAGTTAAGTTTTCACCAACTACATACATACCATCAGGTGCATTTACTGTGATGCAGTTTCCTTGTACTGGTTTAATCTTATAACAATCAATTAAACTGATTAGTTTATTTTTATAAGGTATTTTAAAATTAGCTAAATATGAATTACCGACACGAAGTTTTCGATTGAAAATTTCATGTGTCTTAAATAATTTAGTAATATTATTCTCATAATCATGGAATTTCCATATGTGCTCATCATTGCAGATGACTTTATCCCCATTACTGAAAACAAGACAATTATCCATACTACATTTAGGATGAACTTTCACAACACTTACATTACCATTAATACCATGCAGTTTATCTCCAACTTCTAACTCTCCATGAGTTACCCATCCTTTATTAAAAGTATAAACGGGAGTATCATCAGAAAGAGCATGCCAGCGAGTATGCAGTATAATAAACTTGGTGTGCGGCTCAATACGCTGTTCGATGATTGTTTCAAACCAATCTACTTTTTTCTGTAATAAAGTCGGCGTTATATCGTTGAAACCAGAATATGGATCGTCGATTATTAAGTAATCTGCGTCCTGACCTGTAATACTGCCGGAAGCACCTACTAATCTAATATTTCCATCATATAAATCTCCATCTTTATTGGAGAACATAATATGAGTAGAACTATGCTTTACATCAGATAGGTAAATTCCAAATATTGGTCCTATCTTTTTAACATGTTCTCTTATTTGAATACCAAATTTCTCAGATAAAGAACTACTATTATTAACAATCAGTATTTTCAAATCCGGATTCTGGAATATTAACCATAAAGGATAAGCCAAAGTAACCATGGATGACTTACTATGGCGGGGTGGCATTGATACTGCTAGTCTTGATTTGCATTGACCACGATAAACTTGCATTAGTTTACCTGCTAGTTTTTTAATGTGTGGTGCAGGTACACTATCAGAATAATTAGATGCTATGAAGTATCGGTAAAAATAATAGAGGTCATGTTTAACTTTCTCTTTTTTATTGATACTGGAAGTCATTCTTCATCATATTCCATATCCTCTGAATCTGAATCATTTTGGAATTTTTCAAGTAATTCCTGTTTAAGTTCAGCTTCAGCTTGCATTTCTTCAGCTATTATTTTATCAATTAATTCTTCATCGAATTCTTCAACACCCATGTTAACATTAACATTACTGTTTTTGGTAACTTCAGTTGGGGCATTTTGTAATAATAAGCAGTTTTTATATACTAAGTCCAAGTCTTTGATGGATTCTATTTTGATAGGAAAGCCTTCTTTTATAAGATCATCAAGTAGTTTGTGGAGAATATTCAAATAGTTTAAGCGGTTTTGTGCTAATGTTTTTATTTCTTCTTTCTCCATTTCTTCAACGATTTTTTTACGTTTTATTTCGGCACGACCATCCCAGTCGAATTCTTTGTACCATTTCCAGACTGTTCTTGGTATTACTCCGCAGTGTTCAGCTGTTGTTTTCACTGAATCTGTTGGAGTGTGTCCTTTTTCAAGTAATGTGAAAAAGTATTGGAATGCGTCAATATGTTTTTGCCTCTCTTTCATATAGTACCACTAATCCTCAGCTTCGATAATATTAAAAATAAGATATTATTATGAAATTTTTCGAATAATAAAAGGAAAAAATTGCATTTTTTTCTATTATGGGATTTAAAAAAAAGTATAGAATAACCCAAATTATTTATTATTTTTTTTAGACGAGATGATTTTAAAAAATATTTCTTCTTATTTAATTTAAAAAAATATATAAAAAAATCAGAAACAATGTTTTTTTTATTTTCATATGAAAATTATGTTCTTTTTTTAAATCCTGAAAAAAAATTTTTTTATAAGAAAAAAAGTAATTTTTGCCTCTTATTCATTATTAACCTTTACCATTCACCCTATTATTTTATGGATATTGGGTAGATGGCGCAGGTATTATTTTTGTTGGTGTTTTTTTAGTGTTTATTGGTAAGGATTAGTATTTATATTAAATGGATTATAGTGTTTTTTTAGTGTTTTTAATGGTTTATATAGTGTTTTTTTGACTGGTGTTTAGTGTTTTTTTATTTTGGTGGTTTATATAGTGTTTTGTTTTTTTAGTGTTTTTTTGAAATGGGATGTAAGTTAATTCTATAATAGTATATAAAGGTTTCGGTTAGTGAAATGTTTTAAAAAAAATATTGTGGTTAAAAAAAAAGGATAAATGGGAAAACATGAAACAGATGGAAAAAAAAGAATAATAACATAAATTTTTTCCCTTGATTCTTATTTTTGACTGTTTTTTTTGTTTTCTTTTTATTATAATTTAATTTTGGAGATTAAAAAATGATTGAAAAAAATTTCATAATTTGATGATATAAAATGACGACTTGTATGATGAATTAATTATGGCAATAATTAACAATATTCTTTTTTCTCCCGTTTTTTCCCCATGTATGATTTTTTAACCACAATGATAATAATTAATATATACTAATCTAATATAAATATTTTATTGTTTTAATCTTAAAAAAAATATAGATAAAAGAAAAAAAAGATTTATTTTATTTTTAGAATGGTAAGAAATGCAAAGCAACAGTAACACAAATACTAATAACCGGAATCAAACCAATCATAGTATTACGGAAACTACTCAAACTACTAGACAAAGCAACCATATCCTGCTTATTATTAGTAAGTTCAGTTTGCAATTTATCAATCTTCTTTTCCAAATCATCTAACTTTTTATTATTTGCAGTCCTCTGTTTTTGAGATTCCTCTATAAGAGTTACAACCTTCGCTACTTTCTCAATTAATTCCGTTTGTTGCTGACGATCATATAATAATTCCTTATTAATACCCTGAATATCCTCTTTTTTACTATCCAAACGAGCTTTCAACTCAGCAACATCCGCTTCAAGACCACTCAAACGTTCCTCATAAATACATGTCCAATCTGAATTCATTCTTCTTCCTCATCAGCAAAATCTTCAGAGGATTCATCATCAACATTAACAGGTTCATCAAATTCAATATTACTATTTGAAACTACTTCTTCACCATCTAATGTGAGATTAACTACAACATTTTCAGGGTCAGTTGAACTATCCTCATATTGTTCGTGAACTAATTGTTCGGCAACTTCTACTCTTTTATCCTCTGTCACTTGTGAAGAATACCAAGTAGCTAAAGCCACTAATGCAGGGATGAATTTCCCATACTCAGGGAACAAAGCCTCTAACTGGCTAACACCTAAAACAGAGATTATAGTACATATTGCACCAATTGCAGTGGTCAGTTTACTTTTTACTCGATATGATTCTACCATAGTATATCAATTCTCCTAATTAAAACTAGTTTTAAAAAAAATAGATTTGTGAGATTTAATTCCTCCTCACAAATAACCCAAAAAAATAGAAAAATATTAGCATTAAAAAAATAAATTTTTAATGAAAAATCCTAAAAAAAAGAATTTTTCAGAAACTCCCAAAAATTTGAAGAAATCCCTGATATAGGTCTTCTTCATTATACACCTTGACCAATCAAAAAAAAATATTACTTCTCAAATGCTCTCTCTCATAAAACCTATCATACCTAAATATATAAAAATAAAATATAGGTGATACATAATGATAAATGAAAATACCAAATTAGAAGAATGTTACACTATAATCCATCAACTCGAAAAAATGAATGACAACCACTTAACAACCAACCTATTAAAATCCCTAGTTAAAAAATACCCTGAAACAAGAAACAGCGTGTTGGATTATAGTATATTCGATAATATAGACTAAAAAAAAAGAGAAGAAAAAAAGAATAATATCTTTTTATTCTGAAGTTATTTCATGTCCGCAGTTAGTACAGAAACGTTGACCATCCTGTATTTCTGCACCACATGAAGGACAAAAATTAGTACCAGTATTATCTTGTTTGAGGAATTTATTCTTAATATCCATGAATTCCTCATCAGATAATAAACCACGTTCATGCAATTCAGCAGCACGAAGAACACGATCCACCTTAGCAGCATTATCATTATTAGTATTATCCTTTTTTTCACGATTTAATGGTTCACCCATGATTAACTTATCCCAATCCTCTTGAGGTAAATTTTCACCAGGACTAATTAAACCATCATTAACCCATCCATTATAACGTTCACGATTACCTACAATAAAACTAGCAACAACATCAATGAAAACATTATTGCTTTTAAAAATATAATTTCCTTGACGAGTAACCAGAATCAACTGTTTTTCAACATTTAAAAAACCACTAGTCTCACCAAATTGAACATCAAGTATATCAGTATATAATATGCCTGCACCATTATAATGTATTTCAACACCATCAGTTAATATAGCTAATGTTGTAGTATCCCACTTCAAATCACCATACTTGTTCATCATCAAATATTTACCTGTAGATCCAATCATAGCACCTGCAACAATATCCTCATTACCATACTGACCAATTGCAAAATCTAACCGCACAATATAATTAGCCGCTTTGATTTGAGCCAAATAATTATTATACTGTTCCTGATATTCTTCTTCAGGTGTTTTTTTATTTCTATTAAATAGTCCCATACATTTATTCACCCCTTTTTTTTATACACTTACTATATATTTAAATTCCCCAGTTAAATCCTTAGTACCGAATTCTCTTAAAAAATTATTAATCTCATTAACACTCATAACTAAAGTATCAACAAAAGGAGCATACCTAGTCTCACAGATACTTATCAATTTAGGATTATCAATACATAATTGGAAGTAATTTCTTAATGCAATAATATCCTCTAAAAGAATAGTATGCACACCACTATTATCATCTCCAAGGTAATTACAAATCACAGTATTAATCCAGTATTGTTTACGCCATTCAACAATCTCATAGGATACCTCATCTCCATCCTCATCAATATAATTATATTCTATCCAATGATCCATACCCATATTTTAGTCCTCCCATAATGTTTTAACATTTCGCATTTCTTCATCAAACTCTTTAGTCTTAGGTTTAATACCTTTAACGAAAAAATTACTAGCCATTACTGTTGCTTCATAAAAACTAACACTTTTATGTTCCATAATATCTTGTCTTAAATCACAGAATTCATTAAAATCTTCATTAGTCATTTTATTAGTCATTGTTGCTTCCTTCCCATACAAAATTATAATTTTCCCATTTTACCAAGGGTAATTCCGCTGCACCATTCAAAGAACAGTAACGATTCCTTGCATTTATACTTGCATTCAATGCCTCTAATATGAAAGCATTATTGAAATATTCAGAGGAGTGCATTATTTCACTCATACCCAGTAATCCAGTTAATACACGATTAGCATCAAGTAATCCATCACAACCACATGACTTTATCATAGGGTCATCTAATAATTGGAATACAATATCCTGCCAATCCATAATACCTAATAATTCTTCAGCATGATCTTTATACCATTTAATAGACTCCTTTGCTTCAGGTTCAATATTTTCAAAAAATCCATTATCATATCCATATGCTGTTCGGAATTCTTTAGCTGTGAAATAATCTCCATCACCAACACAGTAAAAAGTGATTAAATCATCTGGTTTACTTAATTCCATGAAGTTAATTATGCCTACTTGACTGAAAGTATCAGAGTATTCTTCCTCATCAATTATTATGTAAACATGGTTATCATGGCTGCGAGTGGAATCAACTTCCACTCCCCTAATATTATCAACCATATTTTTACTCCTTTAATAAGTCATCCATGTCACATTCAGTTTTAGTTATTGGTTTATCTAATTTTTCCAGTTTCAAACCACCAATAAGATTGAATAATGATAATTCATTAATAGCATAATCCTCCTCATTTGTATAAGCTATTAACGGCAACTCTGAAGGTAAAGGTTCAAGTATTTCCCTTAATTTACCTACTGTTGTTGTTTTGAATGGTTTATCAGTTACCGGATATTTAAGGATATTATAAACTAAATGTTGTAGTAATTCACTTCTTGTTATGTCTAATTCTTCAGCTTTTTTATTTATTTCATTGAAAAAATCTTTTTCGACCCTGAATGATATGTTAGGCCTATCTTCTTTTTTAACCATAAAAAATTTCCCCCATCCTTTTTTTTAGAGTTCTTCATATTTGCAATTCACATCAATTTTAAATTGTTCATGAACAATAATGTCCTTATCAAATACATCCTTACCAATATATCCTGCAATCATTGATTCCAGACTATAATAATCACAGGTTATATCTAACTCAGGATGCATTAATATTAACTTTTTTAACACAGGTAATGGAGGACTCCACGCTGTACGAAATACAATTTGTATCTCTCCACTTACTCCTTTATTACCTGCGAGTATCTGTTGATAATCAAAATTCTGATTACCTAAACTATTCCATTTACAATGCCAATTTTTACGTCTCCATGCAATATTTGGTTGAGGACCTTTCCCCAATCTTAATTGTTTTGGAACATATTCCCATTCCTTATCAGGTGCAGGAATTATTGTATTGAAATCGAAAAATGTCTCAACTTCACCAGTATTATGATCATAGGTACGAGTATGCAAGTGTTTTTTAAGAAAAGCAACTACATCTTCCCTACCAGTTTCACTATTAAAAGTACCACTAACATTTAATATGTTAACAATCCAATTCGGCATACTATTCTACCTCCATTATTATAATTGTTTGAAAATATGATAATCCATTACAAGCAATCATCTTTTTCACCATTCTCCTTATTCTTTTTTTATGTTTCTTTTTTTATTTATAATTCGTAGGTTAACTCAATTGTATATACATTATTTCCAGCTACTTTTCGCTCACCTTGAATATTCATTTTACCAGGCATCCCCATTAAATCATCAAGGCTGCGGAATAATTTAGTATTAATTTGATGAACGATTTCATAATCATTATAAATTTTCACCTGCAATTCTATACGGATCCCATCAGGTGTTAATTTAATTTTGAAATCAAGATCACTGTAATCATATGCTATAAATATTGAGGTAATATCAGTTTTGATATTATCATATATTTCTTTTTGCGCAGTTTCGATTTTAGTTAGTTTATGTTTTAAATTGTTTAGTTCTTCTTGGTAATCGAAGTATTGTTTTACTCCAGTCAATTTTTTCACCTCCTCCCCATTTAATGGAATTTCTTTAGTAGGTTCACTATTCCCTGTGCAGTCTAGTTTATGTTCGCAGAAGGGATATGCACATAATCCTCCATGATTACATTTAATAGCTGAGTGTTTAACATTCACATCACTATTGATTTCCCATTCCCCCATTATTTTTCCGGTCATTTTATCCTCCTATTCGCTTTGTTTTTTCTTTGAGATCTAATATTATTCCTGGACAATATATTGTCCAGTTGTTTTTTATCCCAGTTACATTTTATTAATTCTTCACGTACTTTCTTGGCATCTTCAAAAGTTTTATATGTTCCATAGCTTAATCGATGTTTACCTTTAATTATACGGTAAGTATGATTCCTTGTATACTGAATATATTTCCATTCTTCAGTCCGTGGAGTTCTTTCCTCTCTTTTTATAGGATAATTATTAACATCTTTGAAGATTTCCTTTAAGCTAGTATTATGTTTCACTAATGCTTCTTCTAATGATAAACCATTTTTCAAGTCATTAGTTAATTCAGCAGACACCATCTATTATCCCCTCCCGATTTAGTAGTTTATATCTTTAATTTTCTTAATTCTACAAGTAGCAAAAGCATAGGCTCCGCCATTATTGCTTTTACTTGGCTCATACTCGGATAAGTCAGATTCCACGAATTCTAAATCACAGATAATATAATACATTAAATTTTTCTGGAAGTTTCCAGTTATATTATCATACTCAAACTCGCAATTACGATTTACTAGAGTTACTTCATCTCCAACCTTAACAGTTTGTGGATCAGCATCTGTTGCTAAAATATAACCGTCCATGCTTCCAAAGATTTCTTGTTCATATCTCATCATTTTTAATTCCCTCCTTTTCAAGTATTATTTTAGCTTTTTCTTCATCAATAATCTTCCAAATTAATCCTTTTGATTCGACTTTCTGTTTTAATTTCATTAAATCCACAGATGAAATTCTAATAGTTCTCCCCTTTTTTGTAATTCCATATTCATAATAATATCCCTTAATATATTTTTCATTCTTAACTATGTATACATTGTAAAATCCAGTTTTATTATCTGAGTCATTATAACTATTTTTTGAACAGTAATCTATATTTGCAAATGCATTTTCTTCATCAATAATCTTCCAAGGCAGGCCTTTAGACTTAACTTTCTGTTCTAATTTTAAGATATCTACACTAGATATTTTTCTCCTTTTTTCACCATCATAATATTGATAAGTATATGTAAACCCCTGATTACAAGTTTCATCTTTATCCATAGTCACACGATAAAAACCAGTAGTATTTACAGATATAGAACGTCGTTGATTAGGAGAGTAATAATTATATTCTTCACTTTCTTTAATTGTTTTTAAAGCTGCTTCGTCATTAATTATTTTCCAAGGCATCCCTAATTCCTTGACTTTCTTTTTTAATAGTAGAATATCCACACTTGCAATCACCTTTTTAACATTATCATCATTATAATGATACCTATAATTACTTCCTTTAACTTTGGAAACATTATAAAATCCAGTAGTGTTTCCAATATTAGGAGTATAATTAGTATCAAGTAAATCATTCTGATTATTCTTGAGAGTGTTTTCAGCTATAGTTTTATCTAATATTTTCCAAGGTAATCTTTGATTTTTTACTTTTTTTTCAAGAATTTTTAAATCAGCACAGGTTATTCCATATCTTTTACCATTTTTGGAATAATTATAAACAAAAGTGTATCCTAACTCATTATCATTAGTTTTAGACTTAGCTACATTAACATATCCTGTAGTATTATAGTTAGTTTCTCCTCCTTTTGAAAGATTATATCCATTATAATATGAGTCATATAATGCCACATAGTATTTTTCTCTTTCACGCAAATCTTCTTTTAAACATTCCTCTAATATGGTAAATGTAAAATTTTCTAAGCCATATTTATGAATAATTTTATTAATACGGCCTTCACCTTTAGATCTATGAACCATAAATCTTCTTTCAATATTGCCAGAGGCACCAATATATGATTTACCATTTAAGGTATTGGTTATTTTGTAAATCCCACAGGTCATAATAATTCCTCTCATTTATCATTCATATTTACAGTAATCATGTTCCATACAGAAAGTACACATATCGTAGCAGTCTCTTTCTGTATATAAACATAAGCTTCCATCAATTTCTTTTTCACAAATTGTGCAGTCTTGACAAACCATTATTCTGCCTCACTTATGAATTGATAACCATTAGCTATTACATAGTAGTCTGTGCCTTTTTGAGTTCCACAACTATCTTTTACGTAGTAGTTTATGAGCATTTCTTCAGGGATGTTTTCGTCGATGTATTCGATTAGTTCTGCCCATGATACTATGTCGAATATGCTATTGTATTTTATGCCTTCGAGGTCGCATCTTTCTTTGATTTCTGTGATTGTGTCTTCTACGATTTGTGGATAGTATTTTTTTAGTGCTGCAAATACTACTCCGAGTGGTGGTAGTTCTAGTTTGTCGTATTCGTCGTAGTCTTTTAATTCTATTTCAATCATTATTATGCCTCCATTAATGTTGAGGTGTTAGGGTTTAATTCCCCCCCCCGAGTTGTTCTACTGCCCATGCTTCGGTTTCTGCTTTTTTTCTGTATTCGTGGAATTCGTAGTCGAGTGATTCGATTTCATCTTCGGTTAATGGTGTTGATTTTTTCATGAATTCTTGTTCGAGTTTTTCCCAGAGATCGTCGAAGTTTCCTGTCCAGTGGCGGATTATCATTGTCCATGCTTCGAAGTGCATTCCTTCGTCGAGGTATAGTTTTACGTCGTCATCAGTTTTTGCGATTTTGTTTTCAAAGTTGTATGCCATGTTTATCATCTCGTTTTTTTATCTTTGGGTTTTTTATTTGAATACTTTTGTATTCTTGAATATAAGTTTGTAAGTTATAGTATATAAACCTTTTGGTACTAAACCCAAAAAATAAAATAAAAAAAGAAAAAACACTAACCCCCACCACACCAGGATAAAACACCAAATCTTATAACAATACTCACAAACACTCCAAAAACAAAAATAGAAGGAGAATAATATTAAAATGAACGTATTTTCAATGTTCTCCGGAATTGGAGGTTTTGAATATGGATTACAACAATCAAAACATGAATTCAACATATGCGGATACTCAGAAATTGACAAATATGCAATATCAATCTACACTAGACATTTTCCAAACCACCACAACTACGGAGATGCAACTCAAATCAACACAAAAGAATTACCTGACTTCGACTTCCTCGTTGGAGGATTTCCTTGCCAAGCTTTCAGTATTGCTGGAAAAAGAAAAGGATTCGATGACACCCGAGGTACATTATTTTTTGAAATCGCACGGGTTCTCCGAGACAAAAAACCAAGATATTTTCTACTCGAAAATGTTAAAGGTTTACTTAGTCATGACAAAGGAAAAACTTTCCAGACAATACTTGAAATCCTCAATGAATTACGGTATGATGTATCATGGGGTATTTATAATTCCAAAAACTATGGAGTTCCACAGAACAGAGAACGAGTGTTTATTAAAGGATATCTTAGAGGAAAATGTGGACGAGAAATATTACATCAAACCAGAAATAGCAAAGAGGTTAATGGAAAATTGATAAAATTAAATAATAAAGCTCAAGCACAAACAATTTATGATATAAACGGATTAGCAACTTGTTTATCCGCCAATGGTGGAGGTCAAGGAGGTAAAACTGGATTATATAAAATAGATAAAATTGGAAATGTTAGTCCTACAGGCCATCATAACGGAGATGTATTTTCCACTAAAGGAATTTCTAGAACACTATGTGCAAGAGATTATAAAGATCCAGTCAAAATTGCCCAACCAGTTTTAACTCCAGAACGTATTAATAAAAGACAAAATGGCAGACGGATGAAAGAAGATGGCGAACCCTCTTTCACTTTAACAGCAACAGACAAACATGGAGTATATGATGGTTATCGTATACGGAAATTAACACCAATAGAATGCGAGAGACTTCAGGCATTTCCTACGAACTGGACTAAGTATGGTGCAGATGGGGAATTAATATCTGATACTCAAAGGTATAAGTGCTGTGGCAACGCCGTGACTACTAGTGTTATTACAGCTATTGTAAATGAAATGTTTGATTAAAATATTATTTAACTTATTAATATTCGTTTATAAGTCTTATAAAGAGAATATAGGCATTATCACTGAATTTACTATGTAAGTTTCAAGTAATCTAAGGATATTATTTTTCAATGGTAAGAGATAATAATGACAGAATCCTTATTTAAATATAATATTGTTAGGGTTCTCTTTATAATAATTATCAAAAAAGAGGAAGAATAATAATGACAAATGATATTTCCACATTATACAATCATGTTAAAACATTAGTAAAACAATGGACATATACAAAAAATGAGATAGATACCTCATTAAATGGTAAAGCAAACAGTAGCCATACTCATGATAGTGATGAGTTAATTGATGACACAGCATACGCTAATTTAGGAACAAGTGCCAACAGCACACAATCACAAATAAATAGTGCAATCAACACAAGAATAGGAAACGTAATACAATTTCTTGTAGGTACTCAAGAATAAAAAAAAAGGGAGATTAAATTTCATGACAAATAATCTAAACACAATCGAAGGCGCACAACAAGAAGTAATCGACCAGTTAGAATATAATCTTCAAGCCAAAGGAGTACTCGATGCACAATTCAATCCAACCACAGGATTACTAGGATTAATAAACAGAATACCTGACATAGAACCATCCACAAATATTAACTTAGACATATCATTAACAATAAATAGTGCTGAACCTAGTGTCGATTATGGGGGATCTATTTTATTAAGCGCTACGCTAATGGCTAGCTATGAAGGAGCTTCTGACGTCGATTTGAAAACAGGCGAAATCACAGGAGCAACAATTACCTTCAAAAAAGGAGGAACCATAATAGGAACCAGTATAACTGATAACAATGGAGTAGCAACATTATTATACACACCAGTTGCAGCTGATTGCGACACCGCATTAAATTTATCCGCAGTTTTCAGTGGAACTGATAATTTCAACAGTGCAAACTCAAACAACATCAACGTGGACGTAAATAGTACATTAGAGCTAACTAGTGACAAGGATATTTTAAGCTACGCAGACAACGAATATGCAACATTAACAGCAACATTAAACTCCGCAGATAAAAATAATAAAGAAATAATTTTTGAAGTAAGAAAACAAAGCGATGACTCACTAGTTGAAACATTAACCGGAAATACTGACTCTTCAGGAAATGCCACCGTATATTACTACGGACAAGGTGCGGGGGATATTTATATAAAAACAAAATGTATGAATCTCATACAAACATTCGTTGTTCTTGATTGTTCTGATTATCAACCTTTGACTTCAAATGCTCATCAGTCAAGATGGACTATTCTAAGTGGAATGTCGGTATCCTATGATGCGAATGGTATGTACTGTTCTGCATCTCAATTTAAAGATGCTTACTGTAATACTGAAATGACAACTCCTTGTTCAATGGAATTTACATTAGTGGATTATACTCCTCAAACAAATGTTCCTACTCCTTTAATGTATATATGGGATAGTAATAATACACGAACAGTAAGTATGAGCCAACAAAATGGGGTTATCACCTATGGAATATATGGAGGTACAACTCATACATTCTCTCATTCGTTTGTTAAAGGTGCTATTTATCGATTAGATTTCTTAACTAACAAGGTAGAATTTTATGAAAACGATGTATTATTATTTGATTTAGAGTATACTACATCTCTTCCTTTAAAATTTGGTTTTGCAGTAGCACAGAACAGACCATTCAAAATAAAAGATTTAAAACTCAAACCATTATAACTTGCTAACTGATACATTCTTAAATCTGACTGTATTTGATGAGTCATAAGCAAAAATGTATGCTCTGATTGTTTTATTTTGATAATAAGAGTCAAGAGTCCAAGTATGACTGAATAAAACATTATCGCTTGTGTCAGTTACTTCGTAATAGAATACACCATTCTCTAATTGTAGTTTAAAGTGATACCAAGTGTTTATTGAACTACCACTTTGAGAAGTAGCGATTGTTCCAGTATCTTTGACATAGAAAACATGAGAATTGCTATATTGGATTAACCAACTCCATCTTGAACTGTCATCGGTTCTTAAAATGTAGAATCCTTTATATTGTCTGTTACTGTCATTTGTTTGCATAATGTCGGCTTCCATTACCCAGTTATCACTTGTGGATAATTCATAAGGAGATAATCCTCTGAAATCCCCAGTATTATTACTGATTTGGATATATTCATTTGCAACATATGTTCCAGTAGCATTCAACCTTGAAGCATACATTGAAACCTTGTTACTTGACTGGTTATCATAGAACAATTTATCCTGAATAACGAATGTTTGTATGAGGAATATGAGGAAAAAGTAATAATATACGTTACTACGGAAAAGGTACGGGTAATTTATATATTCAAGCTTTTTCTAGTGATCGTATAATTCAGTCAGAAACATACAGTATTCTTGACTTATTCCTTAATGATGATGCAACATCTGATAAGTCAAGTAGTCATTTCGCTTCAAGTATCCCATTAAGAAACAATGGAGCATCAATACTAACTTGGAATAGTAATGGGTATTACACAATTGCTCCAACAGTAGGGGCTTCTCAATCAATGATTCCAATTTCTGCACTTGATAACAATACCGATACATTACAAATCGAATTAGATTATTATCCATTATCATCTGATAGTAATATGGGGATTGATGTTTATCAAGACAATGACAATTGGGGGGGATTAAAAGTAGACCATATGAAGATATGGTTCTATAAAAAGGTAAATGGAACATATTCTGAAGCATACACTACTACTACAAGCAGTTTAGTTAATAACTGGGTTCATTGTAAGTTTATAATCTCTGAAACTTCAATATCTTTGGAAGTATACAAAGATAACAGTAAAGTATTAGAAAAATCCTATGATATCCCATCTACTCATTCTAAAATAGGAGTAGAAGCAAGTTGGGCTACAACTGGTGGAGGAAGATTTAAGAATTTACAAGTTAAAACTTTATAATGGTTTAACTTTGATGTCTTTGAGTGTACTGTTCCTATTTGATGAGAATGCAGTTAATTCTAATTTGTCATAATTCGGATTTGATGGAGTTATACTTGCGACTTGTACATTGTTTCTGTAAAAGTATAATATTCCATTATCTCTTTTGATTTTAAAGACATCTCCACTTGTTGCATTCTCATTAACTGTTTGAGCATTGGCAGATGCATTTGCACATTCACGAAGATAATACCAAGTTTGGTTTTGACCGATTGGTTTCTCAATACCTCCTCCCCCGGCATTTACACAAATGGAGTATGCTGTTCCTCCATTCCAAGTAAATTCGCATTCAAAATTGGTTGGTAATGTTATATCGGAGTATGCACAAACTGCACCAGTACCTGAACTTCGTGAGGTTGTTACTCCATTACTACTGAATGAATGAGCAACATTGCCCCAAGTCCAATGCCCATCATCAGAGAGGCAATCCCAATAGTAAGTACAATCTTGAATACTGTATGTTTCTGACTGATTTATACGTGAAAAATTAAAAGATACATTACTACGGAAAATATACGAACAGCATATATATTCAAGCATCTTCAAGCAATATTTCAAGTAATCCTATTAACATTAAAGATTTATGGTATTATGACACTGGTGCAACAGACAAAGGACATTGGAGTATTCAAAGTCAAACAACTGCAACATTTGACTCCACATACGGATTGAAAATACAAGGAAATACTACAACAGAAGCATATTCTCCTTTAAACATCAATCTACCATCAAAATATGAGTTTGAAGCAGAAATAACTTACTTGAATTATGGTACTTCTGAGTATACTGCAGGGATTGTAATCGAAGGAGTTTCACTTATTCAGAATACTAATTATTTGATTATCGAAACATTAGATAATATTTCAACTCGTAAGACTTATACTAAAATAAGTGTTGGAGCTAAGGTTAAATTCCATTATGAGAATAATCAAGTTGCAGTTTATGTCAATAACACTTTAAAAGACACCTTCCCAATAAATTCAAATAGGCAAGGAGTTAGTTTAAGAACATACTCTAACTGGGGAATTGGAATAAAGAATATAGAGATTAAACCATTATAATGGTTTAACCTTAATATTCTTCAAGAATGTGTCTTTTACCCAATCATTATTCCATACTAATGCAATACCATATTTCGTATTGTTTGTTGGAGTATAACTGATTGTTCGTGTTCCAATACTGGTAGTGCCTTTTGTAACTTCTTCAATTATCTGATTATTGGATACTGTGAATTTGAAATGCAATACATCGTTTGTGGAGAAACTATTATCTAAATTAGACTCTTCCTCTGTTGCAGTTCCATTAATAGATACTCTCTGTGCAATTTTTAATCCATGACAAGACATTCTACTGTAATTATTATTGTCTTCATAGGCACAAATACCTGCAATACCTTTATATTGACCACTTCCAGTCATTTTTGCATCGAATTCGATAGTTATATTATCGTGTCCAGTTATTTCGGATAATGGTATCATTACTTCGTTATTTCCACTAATTGTACCATAATAACCATTACTGGAATTATAATTCAATTGTCCACTTCCACTTCCACGATAAACGATTGGAGAACCATAACTGCTTGTCTTGTCAGATGATGCAGGGTCATACCTATAACAATCTTCAATATTTACAGTATCATTCAGAGAACCTGAAATTGCTTGAATATATATACTGCCCGTATATTTTCCGTAGTAATATACAGTGTTGTTTTTTTTCTATTTTTTTTGTGAGTATTGTTATAATACCTACTGTAATCCTCCAATAAACTAATGAGTATTGGTTTAATAATTGTAAGAATCTCCGATAATAAGCGAAAAGTATAAATAGTGTTTTTTTATGGTCAGAGTCATTAATGAAGAGTAATATTAGCAAAACAAGTATAATTACTCCTCAAAATCAGTGAGTATTAAACCAATACTCTTAAAAAAAATTTTTTTATAATTTTATTGCTTTTTCTCCAGTTAGATTTTCCCATCTATTAATTATCACTTGACAATAATAAGGGTCTAATTCCATCATGTAGCAGGTTCGATGTGTTTGTTCAGCATAGATTAATGTGCTGCCCCCACCACCGAATAAGTCTAAGATATTGTTGAATGTTCCTTTGTTTTGGAATTTCTGGAATATGGCTTCGTATAATCGTATTGGTTTTTGTGTTGGATGTACACGATTTTTCTTTTCACTTGCCATTGTGAACATTCTTGCTGCGCTTCTAAAATTAGTGTAGGCTAATTCGCAATCGGTTTGGTCTGAAGCACCGTTGTTTTTATCCCAGATTATCCAGCATTCATTGGCCATGTCTGATGTGCAGTAGTAGTTAGCTCCGAACCATATATGTGTAATATTAGGGAACATTTCATTAGCTAGGTTAAATGATTTTATAGCTACGTCTGTGGAGTCATCGTTTAAGATATCTGTTTTATATTTTTCACTTAACACGCCTGATTTTGAGACGGCACTCATTCCGTATGGTGGATCTGTGAATATCATATCTATGGTGTTCCCGTTGACTAATTTTTTGATATCCTTTTTTATTGTACTGTCTCCACACATTAAGCGGTGCTGTCCGAGTTGGTATATGTCGCCTTGTTTAACTGTTACTTCAAGTTCGGGTTCAGGTTCGTATTCGTCCTCTGTTATTTCATCTTCAAGTGTTTCTTCTAGGTTGATTTGTTCTATTTCTAATTCACTTATTTCTACATTAGTAAATCCGGTTAATTCTGTATCGAATCCGTTTAATGTTAAGTCTTTGAATATTTCTTCTAGTTTACTGGTGTCCCATTCTCCCTGTATTTTGTTTAATGCTATGTTTAATGCTTTTTCGTGTTCCTCTGATTCTATTTTTATATCCGTGTCGGTGAATACCCATCCTATATCTCCTAGTCGTATGAGATTTAGGTCTGGTGTGAATTCACCTTTTTCCATGTATTGGTCTAGTATTGCATCGTATCTTTGGTGTCCTCCGATTATTGTATTATTCTGTAAGTTAATTATTATTGGATCCACTAATCCGAATGTTTCTAGGCTGTTTCGTAGTTGTGTTTTTTGCGTGTTGTTTATTTGTCTTGGATTATAATGTGCCGGAGTTATGTCTGTGATTCGTATTTTTTCAAAAGTCATTTTAATATTTCCCTCCATTATTTTAAACGGTTGTTTTGTGGAGGAGTATTAGATTAAGACTCGTTGGTTTATCCGTTACTTATAATAAAGTTTATATAGTATTTTTTTAGTGGTGAGAGTGTATGTTGAAGGGTAAACTTGTTTACTCTTAGGTGATTGTGGATAAAAAAAGGGGATTATTAATCTAATACTCGCAAATCTTCCTTTTTTATCCATTTATTAAGGTTGCTTTTTTACCAGTGTACTCTTCCCATCTGTTTAGTATTACTGTGCAGTATTTTTCATCTAGTTCCATGGTGTAGCATTTGCGTTGTAATTGTTCACAAGCTATTAGTGTTGAACCGCTTCCGCCGAATAAATCTAATACTATATCATCAGGTTGTGAACTGTTTTGTATGGCTTTGCTGCATAGTTCTAGGGGTTTCATTGTGGGGTGTAATGTGTTTTTACTGGTTCTTTTTATGTCCCATATGTCGAAGTTGCTTCGGTCTCCATAGAAATTGTGTTCATCGAACCATCCGTAGACAATAGGTTCGTATCGGCTCATATAGTCACTGTTGCTTAGTGTGTGGTTGCCTTTGTTCCAGATGATTAATGCTTTATAATGATTATTTAATTGGTCGAGTGCTCTGAAGATATAATCTAATCCGAGACGGTAGAAGCAAACATAGTATGCTCCACGATTATAGTTCATTATTTGTGTGAATATTTTTAGGATGAATTTGTCTCCGTCTTCACGTGACATTTTATCGTTTTTAATGCTACCATGTTTTGCGTTGAAGCTTTTGCTTCCGTCGGCGTGTACGTTACCTGTGAATCCCATTAGGTAAGGTGGGTCGGTGAATACCATATCGGCTTTATTATTATCCATTAGTTTTTCAAGGTCATTACTGGTGCTGTCTCCGCACATTAAACGGTGTTGGTCTAGTTGGTATATTTCACCACGTTTTACACGTATTTCTATTTCATCTTCATCATCAGCATAATCATCTTCAATTACATCTAATGTGTTTTCGTTTAAGGATTCTGTGAGGTTAATGTTTAAATCTTCAAGTTCAATATTACTAAATCCTGTTAATTCTAAGTTGAAATCATTTAATGTTAAATCATTGAATATTTCCCCTAGTTTATCAATGTCCCATTCACCGTTTATCTTGTTTAATGCAATGTTTAATGCTTTTTCATGCTCCAGTGATTCGATTTTTAAATCGGTATCAGTGAATACCCAACCAATATCACCTAAACGGATTAAGTTTAATTCTTCGAGATCATCTTTTTTGATGGCCTGATTTAATAATGCATCGAATCTTTGATGTCCACCTATTATATGATTATTCTGTAGGTTGATTACTATGGGATCTACTAATCCAAAGGTGGATAAGCTATTTTCCAGTTTCTCCATTTCGGTGTCTGTTATGGTTCGTGGATTATATGGTGCAGGCACTATGTCTGTGATTTTTATAGTTTCAAAAGACATAATTTAATCCTCCACCTTATCTTCATCAAGTGCGGTTTCATGGTTTAGTAGTATGTCGAGGATTTTCTGTTCTCTTATTTGATAGGGTACTAATTCTTCATGGTATAAGTTTATAATGTCCCGTATTATTCTGAGGTCTTCGACTTGGCTGAGGTTGTACATTTGACGGGTTTCCATATTTTTCAAATAATAGATATCATGGTATTTGATGATAATGTAGAGCATGCTCATAAGCCCACCCCATTAGTGTAATTGTCTAGTTTGCTTTGTTGGTAGTCTTCATAGTATTGGAATCGTGGACTGAATGGGCTGCTTTTTTTAGTGAATCGTTCATGGTAGAATTCTTCTACTGTGGTGCATCCGTTTCTGCGGTTGCTGGTGAATAGGTCTTTGCATATGCAATCTTTATAATCAGTTATCCTGTCTAGTACGTCGTGTAATTGGTAGTGTTTGCCTTTTTCATTTAATAGGCAGGTGTTGTGGAAATCTGTTTGTTTATGTATAAGTACGTCACCGCAACAGCATTTATTATTAGATAAGTAGTGTAGGTCGTTGTCGGCTATGCTGTAGCTGATTCCATGATCTTCAAAGTATTCAATTAATGGAGCATAATACCATAATCTTATCTCTGGGTATAGGTTTAGTAATCCCATTTGTTTGAAGTCTTCACGTGATAGGCCTATGTCTTCTAGTAGTATTTTGTTGTGTTCTATTTGTTGTGGCACTAGTTTTAGTCCTTCGATTGTGAAGTGGTCGGCTTCGCTAAAGCAATCTATTATAGCTTCGACTTCAGTTACTTCAGGTATGAATGGTTGTATCCTTATACCTACTAGGTATCCCTGGTCTTTTAAATCATCAAAAAACAGTATACGGTTATGTATTGATGGTACGTTATCCTCTAAGTAATTCACCATGTTGCTTATGCTTAATTGGAAGGTATGGTATTCAGGATTGCAGGGTACATCATATAACTGGTCTGTCTTTGTGCTGAATAGTATGTGCTGGTCGTATTCATTGCAGATTTCGATTATTTCTTTGGTTTTTTGTTCTTGTTTTTCTCTTGGTTGGAAGCAATCTGATTGGCCTCCAGCATGTAATGTTATATGGTTGGATAGTAGGACTTCTAGGAAGTCTTTATTGTTAATGTCATGTTCATCGTATACTTTTTGGAATTTGTTACGTAGCCATGGTATGTTGACATTGTCTTCTTTGATTGGTCCTATTATTCTTTTGTTTGCAAAGCAGTATTCGCAGTTGTAACTGCATTGTTTGTATGTGTCTAGTCGTATTGGTAATCCGCATATTGCGAATTTACTTGACACGCTTAATGGGTTAAACATCTTAATTTTTTACTCCTATAAATTTATTTAGAAAAATAAAGACACCACAATCGTGTATCTTCAATTTTAACCCTAACCGATTGGAGTAAAAAGTTTTAAATCCCCTTAACAAGGATAAAAAAGTAAAGGAGAACACAATACTATACACAATAGTAACATACTGGAGAAAAAAAGAGTAACTCACAAAAAAATATAAACACTATAAAATAAGAAAACAAAGCACCACAATACACTAATCACAACAAAAAACACTAAAACACTAATAGTAACATAGAAGAAAAACCCACTTTACACCAGAGTAACTACACATAACACAAAGAGATGTCAGTTAATTCTATAATATATTAAATACTTTACTATAAAAAATTCGATGGTAAGAGAGAATAATAGAGGAGACCCAAAAATATTGGTAAAAAATCCCCTCCCCCAAAAAAAGAATCTAAAAAAAAATATGAGAAAAAAGAAACAATGACAAACAATATAAATTTTCAAAAAAGCACATTAAAAATAAAATGCAGAGGATGTAAAGACACCTGTGAACTAGTATACGACAGTCACCACGACCAAACATTCGGCACAACCTGCGGAATAGTAATAATGGAAAGCAATAATATACTAATAGACTATCCCGCCCAACCATTATTCTGGCAACAACAAAAAGAACGCCGAGACAATATAAAAGAATTAAAAAAAATACTCAACAAAATAAAAGAACTAAACATAGAATACACCATCACAGACGACCTAGAAATAACCATGCCCAGTTTAACAATAAAAGAACAATCCACACTCACCAACATGTGCACAGACACAGTATTCAAACTAATACTCGAAAAAAAATATGATAAAAACAAAAAATATTTAGGATCACAATTCATTATAAAAAAAGAAAAAAAAGAGGAGAAAAAATAAAAGTGGTACTTCTAAAAACCTTAATCGAACAAAAAAAAGAAGAACAAAGAAAACAAAAGAAGAAAAAAAAGAAAAGAAAAAAGTACAAGGTTAAAAAGAAGAAAATTGAAAAACAAACGGAAAAAACCTTAACCGGAATAACAAACCTATACAAAAACCCGGATAACAAAAGTCCAACAGGACACAATTACATTTACAGAATAAAAAATGAAGAATATAAAAACCCTGACATATGGGAATTAAAAAAAATAATTCAAGAAAAACAATACCCATGGAAAATAAAAGATTACTACTACCTAAGAAAACTAGTCCAGGAACTAGACACTAACATTTACGAACTAATAAAATTATAGGAGAGAAAATATAAAATGAGCACTGAAACAATAAAAATTACAGACCTCGTACCAGCAAAATACAATCCAAGAAAAATAAGTAATGAAGACTACAATAAACTAAGCAATAGTATAAATGAATTCGGCCTAGTCGACCCCATAATAATCAACCTAAAAAATAACCATATCATAGGAGGTCATCAAAGATTTGATGTACTAATGGATAGTTACATAGCTGGAGAAAAAGAATATGAAGATTTAATACTCATAAAAAGAGGAGATATCGGTTGGATATTCCCAGATGAAGAACTAACAGTCAAAGACTTAAACCATGAAAAAGCAATGAACCTAGTATTAAATAAAGTACAAGGAGAATGGGATCCCGATAAATTACTCGACTTGTTCAATGACCTATCGGTCGAGGGATTAGACTTAAAAATTACAGGATGGGACAAGAACGAAATAAAAGAATTCAGCAAAGACATTGACTTATCCAACTTCGGAACTGACCTAGAAGAAACCAGTCTTGAAGATGCATTAGCTGAAGAAGGAACCAACACTACCACTAATACTAGAACACGAAAAGAACATCAGTGCCCATCTTGCGGTTACACCTGGCTCGATGGCGAAGAAGAAGATGGAATTTAAATATCATCCTCACATATATATTATATTATGAGTGCTTTAACTATTGAAACTTTAAAAGAATTAATCGAACACTTACCATCTGAATATACTGTTGAGTATAAAAACAAGGAGGATGTTATCACTCCATTAGGTGATGTAGTGGAGATAGATGTCGGTAACCAAAGAATAATATTAAAAAAATAAAGAGTAAGATTTATAATAGATTTTTCAATATATACTATAATTGTGTCTTTAGTATAGCATGCAATATTTTAAATTAAAGGCGAAAATCAATTAAAATATTGCATCTGTACCTTTCTAATTATAATTTTTTTTATATAAGTTTATTATACATATTAAACAATAGTTTCATACGGTCATCATCGCTACTGAAACTTTTATTGCTATAAGCTTTATCAACTAAATTATCAAGTTTATCATGTGCTTTACGCAAATCATACGGCATTAATAGTGGATGGTATAAATTAGCTAAAGTTTCACCAGTATAACTTTCACGAACTTTTAGGATTTCATTTGCACATTCAGCTATATCATTTTTTAATTTATCTGGAACATCAACTGGGAATGGATAATTATTATAAACAATAGATGGAGAATAACGATAATCCCCTTTTAATTTTCCACATACATATTTAACCCATGTCATGTGCATTTTTGAAGTGAGTATTCCGAAATCATATAATGTTGCATCAGGGACACATGTGCAGCTATCTCCTACAATTTTATCTTTATCAAAAAATGTCATAGGAATATATTCTCTGTTAATTGAAGAAACACGTGGGACGAGAATATAATCTGTTTCGGGTTGTCTTACTTCACCGAATCTTGCAGGTGTTTTAGCTAATTCTTGTGTTTCTTTACGTTTACTATCTAATCTTAACTTTTGAACATTATTAATTCTATCAAGGATTAATGGACATTTCTGTAACTCTGATGGATTATATTGATTTAACCAGAGGCAATATCTTTTTTCACCGTTTAGGAATTCTCTTGCTCCTATGAAATCATGAATATATTTTTCAGATTGGGGTTCGGCTTTGATTAATTCCTCTTTTTCTGTAGGGGAGAGTAGGAGATTGCCTCCATCATTAGGCATATTACCGAACCTCATACTTGGAATATTACATAAAGGTGACCGCCGGGATTTTATATATGTATCTTCATAATCCATTAGGTAATTGTTAATTTGATTTACAGTATATTCCTCGTATCTTTTACTGTTAATGTCAGGGTATTTGAATAATTTTTTAACCTGTCGGTCATGTGTACTGAATCCTATTATGATTACATATACTGCTGCTTTGTCTCTTGATTCGTTACTCCATTTAAAAGTATGGTGGGCGAAGTTAATTACTAGATTATAGTGTTCTTTTAATTGTTCCCATAGTATTGATGATTGTTCGCCTTGGCATATACTATTGGTGGATACGAAACAGCATTCTATATTAGTGTTTTGAATATACTCGGTTGCTTTTTTATACCATGCACAAACATAATCCAAGTTACCAATTTTTTTAAATCCATTAAATACTTTTTTCATATCCTTTTTTTGTTCCTTGGATTGTAATCTGGAACCTACAAATGGAGGATTACCTAATACATATACATTATCAGTTGGGGGTAAGAGTTCTTTCCAGTCTATGTTTAATGCGTTGTCGATTATTATATGTGGTGAGGATTTTAATGGTAGGTTGTCTTTATGTATTTTTAAGGATTCGAATTTAATATCCATTTGGTGCTGTGTAAACCACATAGCTACCTGTGCTACACGTGCAGGGAAGTCTTCTATTTCTATACCATAAAAATTATTTATTTTTACTTTAGTCAAATCACTTGCATTGAAGTGTAATTGATTGTCATCTTCGTCTAGTAATATTTTTAGTATTTTGTATTCTAGTTCTCTTAGTTGTCGGTAGGTTATGATGAGGAAATTTCCACAGCCACAGGCAGGGTCTAGGAATTTCAAGTTACCTATTTTTTCATGTAGTAATCGTAACTTATTTTTATTATCCTTGGATTGATAATATTCTTCCCATAAGTCATTTAGGAATAAATCGTTAATTACTTTGTTTATGTTTTCTTCACTGGTGTAGTGTGCTCCGAGGTATCTTCTTACTTCAGGGTCTACTACATTTTGGAATAGGCTTCCGAATATTGATGGGTTGATTTCTGACCAGTCAAAGTTGCAGGCTTTGATTAATAATTCTACAGTATGTTTATTGAATATTGGTGGTACTATTGGTTCTCTGAATAGTTCACCGTTTACATATGGGAATGCTTGGAATTCTGGTGGTAAATTTTTTTGTCTGTCTTCAGGTTTTTGGTCGAGTATACGGAATAGTAATTGCAGGTCTTCACCTACACGATATGGTTCATTGGATTTAGCTATTAATCTTTTGAATTGTTTTGGTTTGAAAATATTAGTATCCTCTGCATATAGGCAGAATAGTATTCTTACCATGAATAATTCAAGTGAGTGTTCATCATAGTTTTCTTTTAGTATATCTTCGTGTAGGTCTGCTAGTAATCGTGAGGCTTTTAGGTTTAAGTCTAGTTGTGGTACTTCATCACGGTTTTCTTGATATATGAAATGGAATAAATGTATCTTTGATGGTAGTTGGTTTATATGTATTTCGTTTTCTTCTTTTGTTATTAGGTTGGTTAATCGGATCCGTTGAAAATCAGATACAATAATATACTCAGGTAATTCCTCTGTGGGTAGTTGGTCTAGGTATCCTATTGCTTGTGAGTATGCCTGTTTTAGGTCTTTGCCTAGTGATTTGTGTTCGATTAGTAGTTTTCCTTTCCAGAATACGTCGATGTATCCTTGGCTTCCGTCGAATTTTTTCACTGCTTCTTCGAATACTACTACTTTATGTATGTCTACGCCGAATATGTGGAAGAAGTCTCTCCAGTACATTTGGGCTTGTCCTTTTTCATATGTATCGGCGTGATGTTTTTCTACGAAGTCTTCGGCTCGTTCATGCATTGTTAGGTTGGATAGAGTCATTTTTGTATTCTCTTTCAATTATAAAATATATTATATTTATAATATATATTAGGGTAGTATTTATAAATAACTCAAAAAAATATATATCCCAAAAAATACATAAAAAAATAAAGACTAAAAAGAAAATTTTTTTTTAGTCCAAAAAAAAAGATATGATGTTTTAAAAGAAGTTGTGGAATGAAAAAGTTTTTTCTCGGTATTAAAAAAAAATGAACATTAAAAAAAATTTTATAATTTTTTTTTATTTCTTTTTTTTATTCCACATCATCTAAAAATAGAGTATCAATTATCGAATTAATAACACCAATACTCATATCCTCAGTGATAATTTCACCTAATTCTTTTAGATCCTTTAAAGTTAAATCATCTGATGAAATATAATTCTTATTTTCCATTAACTCATAAACATCCATCTTACATTCCCTCCTTTAAAAAAATAATTTTTAGATGATAGGTTCGTTATCATCCATTATTAAGTAATCTTCGTTTAATTCATTCATATCTTTTAGGGATACTTCTACGCTGATACCTGTAAACTCGTAACCTGAAAATCCAAACCTTACTGTGTCCGGGTGAGGAGTGTATACATCCGCATTTAATACTGTATCAAATTTGTTAATTTTTGCAGCGATTTTTTCTGCGGTTTCGGTGTTTTCTCCGTATAGTCTTACGTCGATGAAGTATGTTTCGTCTTCGAGGTGTTCTATTTCAAAGTGTGGGATTTCAGGTGCCATGATTTTTTTGATTTCGTGCATTAAATTTTTCATGTTGAATCATCTCATATTTTTTTTACTTTAGGTTTTTGAATACTTTTGTATTCATAGTTATTGATTAGTAAAAACTCATATATAAACATTGTCCTCCAAAAAAACACACCAAAAAAACTTCCCAACCACACTAAAAAGACAAAATTATATATAGTCCAAAATAACAAAAATAAAATTAAAAAAAAATAAGCAAAGGTGTGAAAAAAAATGATTAATAAAAAACAAATAATACTAATACTCATCTGCACCAGCATACTACTAACCATAAGCATAGTATCCGCAGCAGAAAACAACACCACCAGCATTAGTATTGACGAATCAGAAACAATATCAGCAACCACACCAACATACACAACACTATACAATGAAATAAAAAACACTAGTGAAAGAAGCGAATTAATATTAACCAAAGACTACACATACTATCGCAACTATGATGATAAAACATTTGAAGATGATAAATACATAACCATAAACAAAACAATAACAATAAATGGAAAAGGACATACAATCAACGGTAACAACATAGCAGGTGGTTTCAACATACCCTATGAAACACAAAACGTTATTCTAAAAAATATTATCTTTAAAAATTGTTACAATGAAAAACAAGGCCATCGCATATTAGATATAAGTGAAGGTAATATTATACAAAATTGTACTTTCATAAACTGCCACGGTTCAGACAGAGCATCAGGGATAATAAGTATATCCGGGAACAGTAATGGAATATTAAACTGTAAATTCATAAATTGTTATAATAATATCTACTTCACAATATCCTCCGTATCAACAGAAACACTTAACGGAGGAATAATATATACCAGCGGATGGTACAATAAAATATCCAACTGTGACTTCATAAACTGTTACACTAACTATACAAATTATAATAAAGGAAAATATGATTTAAAGGGGAATATAATCTGCCTAATCATGGATCATAATTATATTGAGAAATGTCGTTTTGAAAATAGCCAAATATATAAAACCAACACAGCCCAAGTTAACAAATACGGAGACATTTATATTGACTCATGGGAATCCAATATAACCGATTGCACCTTTGACAATAGTTATAATACTGAATATGGAGTATTCATATATAATAATGCAGCCAAAGTCAACATTAAAGGATGTACTTTTAAAAATAGTGAATCAGCTAGCGTATATGTTAAAGGAAATGACTGCACATTATCCAATTCAAAATTCATATCCTGCCAGTACTATGCAACAAGATGGACAGGGAATAATGGAATAATGACCAATTGTACATTTACAAATTGTAATTTTAATGAAGGCGACAATTACTGGACAGGAAGTAACGGACAATACATTGACCCAAATAAACCATCTGAACCTGAGAATAATAATACTCCGGTTGAACCGGAAAACACAAATAACAATACTAATTCAACAGAACCCCCTAAAAACAATACAACATCATCAACACAAAACAATACAGTTACACAAACAAAAACAAATACTAATATTAACACTAAAGTAGTGAAAAAAAGTACACCAAAAATAACAGCAAAAAAGAAAACTTATAAAACAAAAACTAAAACTAAAAAATATACAGTAAAAATAACCATAAATAATAAACCCCTAAAAAAAGCAACATTAACCTTAAAAATAAAAGGACACATATATACAGCAAAAACTAATAATAAAGGAATAGCTACATTCAAAATCAAAAACTTGAATAAAAAAGGAAAATACACTGGACTAATAACTTTTAAAGCCACCAAAAACTATAATACTAAAAAAATAAAAACCATTATCACCATAAAATAAAAAAAATAGGATTAATAGGTAGGGGTTTCCCCATACCTATCTATTAATAATACTTCTCCTAATGATTCATCCATTATATACTGTATTGTATTTATCCCCATGTGACGGACATTAGGATTTCTGTTATCTAATTTTAATGTTACTAGTATGAAATCTTCTATATCAGTAACGTAACTAGTGTTTATTTTTATTTTTTTACCAGTTATCCTGGTGAATTCTTGTATAATATTTGATTCAACTTTATCAGTTTGTTCGACGTATTCTCTCCATCTAGAACCTCCCATTCCACCGCCTGCGGTGAGTCCGATTCTTGATATTTTAGTATATTCCGGTTCGCCTATCCATTTTGATGGTGTGCATGGTAAGTATACCATGTTGTCTTTTAATTGTGGTATTTTTTCCATAATTATTCATCTCCTTTGGGTTGATTTTTATTTGAATACTTTTGTATTCATAGTTATTGATTAGATTAAACTAGTATATAAACCTTGTCGCACAATTATTTCATTAAAAACAATATCTGTAAAAAAAGAATAAACATCAGGACGAGAAACATCCCGGTACATATAAACATTAAACCTATCATTAGATATTAACTTCAAAGCCTCATTTAAACTCAAATCATCAACCGATAAAACCCTACCCCTATGATTATAATAAAACTTAATGATACCAGACTGCCTGCAACCATCACGATAATAGCTGCGAAGCAACATCTTATAGGTTTGCTTATTTAAACTACTATAAGGTTTCAATAAATAATCCGGTGCCAATGGTATTGGTGAGTTAGTCATAATCGTCCACACTCCACATGAACAGGATAATATGGTCTGAAAAAACTATACTGTTCACCTCTCCAACTATTTTTAATAACATCATTGCGAAGAAAACACTTGAAAACACCATGCTCACATAACCTAAGCAACATATTAAAAACTAAACCTTTAGTATACTTACGAATATTCCTATCACGAATATTCGTGTCAAAATCCAAACCAGCCTGTTTACATACAAACCAATCCTCACCAACTGGGACATGCTTATTATACAATCTGACAATAGCAAATAAATCAACTACTTTCCGACCAATACAATAATTATCAGCAAAATGATTATGTGTAACAACTACAGGATTTTCTCCATCTAATGTACTAATATAGTTTGTAGTACCAATAAGTGAATTCCCATACACATGCGGAAAACTAGGATAATAATTATGTACACGTATAGTATTCATAGTAATCTTGTCTGACCAGACGCTCCTATCTTATTAAAATTCGGTAAGCTAATATCTTTTATCTCAGCTGTTAAATCAATATTTTCCAAGTCTAATTCTACATGATCACTATACGCAGTATTATAATTGGTGCCTTTTTCTTCATAGAATACAAGATTAGTTTCACTTAATGTAGATTGCATTAATCTTTTTAATTCATATGTTTCTTCCATTCTAGTATATCTCATATTCCTACAAGGACGATACAACTTATAATGATACTTTAATTTTAATGCTTTATTTATTCTATATACTGAAAGTAAATCATCATCCTCCATATGATTACATCTTTCACTACCCAATATACTACGGTCAGAATCACTTAACTCTTTAAAACTAACAATCTGAAAACTATTCGATACCCCAATATGAGTAACACGGTCATTATCATTCACCACCGCTAAAGCAGTATAATAACCATACGACATAGTCAACTTACGAATATAAGTTAAATCCCTTTGCGGATGAAACAATAAAAAACGGTCAAAATCCTTCTCCAACTTAACACCATCAATCATAATCCTAACTCCTCAACTAACTCTAAAACAAACTTATATAATGATATTATTTAAAATAATTAGAAATGCAATATTTGTGCATTAAGCATATATATTTAAAACTTAATATATAATCTTTATGGTCATAATTCAAAAAAAATATACGAAAAAAGAAATACATTATTATTCATCGAACATTAATAAATGCATTATTTTTTGATATAACTTTAAATCTTCAACAGGGTCTTGAACAACATAATTTCCATGACCCATCACATGTTCATGACCCATCAAGTTTTCTAAGCGGAAATAATCCATATGAGGTGCCATAATTGTTGCGAAAGCATCACGGAAACCATGAAAATGAATTTTATTAACACGGGAATTATAAGCAAGACCATAATTTAATTCCTCACGAAGTTTAATCAAATATCTCTCTGCAGTTTCATACTTTAATTTTTTACCAGTTTTACTAACAAACAATGGAGACTTATTAGTTAATTTCACATCACGATTACTTAATGATAAAACAATCCACCTTACCGCTTGAGGACTAAAATAAGTATAATGAGATTTACCAGTCTTCATAGTAATATTATGCACAACAGCAACTAGAGTATCATCATAAATCTGAGATTTTAAATCAATTAAGAGATTATTAATTTTTGTTTCTTCACTACAATATTTCATTGATTTAACAAAATCCATACAATCCATTTTTAATAAATCATTAATACGTAAACCAGAACTAAATAAACAAAGCAAAACTGGTTTAAAATTCAAAGGAGCAATATTAAACAATTTTCGCACATCCTCAACAGTGATAATATCCTCTAATGATTTTTTTAAACGATGCTCTTTCTCACGAGCAATACGAGGATTAACTGGAATGAAAAAAGAATTATAGAAATTTTTAACTTTAGCAATTATTCCTGCCCGTGTTGTTCCAGATAATCCTTCAGCAATTAAACTCATTTGAAATGTGGTTAAATATTTATAAACAGTTCCATCATCAGGGAACACTTTATTATTATAATCATCTTTTGCTTCTTGCAAAATAATATCTAATGGTTTGCCAACAAAATCAGTAAATTTATTTAAAGAATAAATATATTGGTTAACAGTATTCCTATTTGTTACTTTATTTCTAATCATTAACTCTTTGAATGTTTCATCCTCATATCTTAATTTTTGTCTTTTAGTTAGTTTTTTATTTAAATCCCGTCTTGATAATTCTTCAAGATAATCCTGATAAACTTCATTTTTCCGTATTGGAACTTCATGTTGAATACAAGCAGTATAATAAGCATGTGCAGCCATATATTCGTCTTCAAAAATGCCTAAGTAATATTCGTTTCCATCTTTTTTTAAGCAAGCTTGCCATTTGATTTGTTTTCCTGTTTTTGTTTTAATATGTTTGATGCTTACTCCTGGAAATCTACTTGCTCCCCAGTTGTATTTTTGAATTAATTGTCCTTTCGTTAATCTTTCTATATTATCAAGGCTAAAATTTAATATGTTCCCATCAATAGGAGATATTACCTCATTATGTCCTCTGTGGAAGAAATAGGTTATTTGTCTATGTCTTCCATCAATTCTGCGTGTTGTGTAAATTTCTGGTCTTTTTTTATGAACATCAACTGTCCATTTGTATAAATCCACAATGTTTTTGTTGCCTTTACAGTATATGAATTTGATTTCTCTTCCTGATTTTAAAACACGCTTGTAGATTAATTTTTTACAGGAATCACAATTTTTACAAAGCAACATTTCTCTAAAAAAATAGTAAAAGTATATGAGTTGACCTAAGATATAGATCAACTCTACAAAATGATTCGAGTGTCAGACTATTGTCTGACACTATTATATCATATTCAACAAGGTTTTAAATTTTTCCGTGTTATTTTTTCCTGGAACAGATTGAAATTTTTGCATCTCTGAATGAGTCAACCTTAATGATAATCGTTCAGTGGCATACTCATATCGAGATATTTCCTTTTCATACATCCGAAATATACACCAAAACATTTTTTTAGCTTGTGCTTCTTCAGGAATATTCTCTGATTTAATATCATACATTTTATCCATTACATCAAATTGAATTTGTTCTTCTTTGAAATACATTTCTGTACTTGCAGAGATTCCCATACCAGTCATGAAAAGACTTACAATATAACTGAATGATGTAGCTTTAATTACATCAAAATCATGTTGGTGTGCGTAGTATTGAGCAAATGCACACCATCTTGTAGAATTATCAACAATCTGCAACCCAATACCATTTTCATTAAGGAACTCTTTCAAATCTTCCTCTGACATAGTATCATCAATTATAGTATAATCATATTCATTTTTCCAAAACATAATAACACCTCAAAAATAAAAAAAAGAGTTAGTAATCTAACTCTTCATCAATATACCCTTCTTCTCTTAAGAAGGAGTCCAATTCATCTTCATCATCATATCTGTGTGGTGATAACTTGAACAGCCAGTCATTGTCATAGTAATCATCCAATGCTTGTTCCATTACATCACCATATTTTGCATAGATGCCCATATCATATGTGAGGCATCTTGCGTATACACGGCGAGCTTCTTCGTTGATATCATTCATTAATGATTCTTTCACGGAGTCATCATTTTCAAAGTAAGATTTAGGCATTTCAAAGAAGATTTTGTTATCTTCAACGACTGCCGCTCCATCATCCCACGGGTCAAATTCTTCAGAGTATGAGCAATCAGCCATAAATTCTGCAAGACTAATTTTTTCTCCATTGAATCTTGGAACCAATTCAACAATGAAATTTTCATGAGTTTCTGGAAGTTCTACAATTTCAACTTCCATTTTTGCACCCTCATTGATAATGAGAGTGCAATTTTCACGAACATATGTGCGGTTTTCGTCCGCATCTGATTGACAGATACATACATCAATCCAAAGAGAATCTGCTAAAAAATCATCCTTGAATTGATCTATTTCAAACTGTTGTTCGTCAGTTGATCCTTTAAATCCATCAACACCATCATGTTCAATGAATTTTTGAGAAGTAGCAAAACCGTTGTCATTGTAATAATACCATTTGATTTCCTCATCTTCACAATCATCTGAAGGAATGTTTACATAACCTTCAAAATAAACTTGAGGGTTCTTATTCCATTGTACTTTAAAATCTATTGAAAATGAATCATTAGAGGAAGTTTCTTCCTCTTTTAATTCTTTTAAAGTTTCATTACTAACTTCACCACCATTTTTAATGAAGTCATGGAGTTCTCCTGTAACTTCATCAAGTAACTCTTTGATTTCAGTGATTGTTTCTTTGCAGGATTTAATTCCTCTATTTTTTGCTTCAGTTCTTTCTTCGATTGTGAAAGGATTGTTTTCATCTTCAACTATTTCGGTTGCTTCGAATTTTGCTAATTTTTCTTGTTCTTGTTTAAGTTCTGCTTTAAGAGCATAATATTCATTTTCTATATTAACCATTTTAATCATCTCGAATCATTTTAGGATTACACTTAATCCTTGTCATACATACATATGTTTTACAAGTATATAAACTTAACGGTTTTAACTTAAAAAAAATATTACCTAAACTCCCCGACAAAAAACCCATCCAAAAAATTCAACTGCTCAAACTCAGGATCAAAAAAAGTAACAAACCTCGCTTTATCCCAACCCAAAACCTCCGCATAATAATTATAAACTTCAGGATAAGGCAAATCATTACTCACAATATAAGCCCAAATATCATCACTAGACCAATCAAGCAAAGGATAACAATTCCCATCTTGAAAATAATTAACATATTTATGTTTACGCCTATTAGATTCTTCCCTACGCACACCAATTAAACCCATATCCCAACCATACAATCTTTTATTGCTTTTAATCTGATTAAAAAATTGTTTATAACCACTACTAGTGTCTTCACCTTTACCTTGTCTTTTATTAATTATTATATTATTTGCCCCTAAATATTTTAAATTATTTAACACCTCTTTTTCAATAGGTCTAGGCATTAAATCATCACCATAATCCCAATGCCAAACGGGAATATCTTTATTTATACTTAAGGCTAAATGAGTTAAAACAGTACTGTCTTTTCCTCCGCTAAAACTCACATAACATTCATGTTCTTTGAAAGCTTGATTAATAATTTTTAAACTATTTTTTACTTGAGATTTATATTCTTTTCTTCGTGAATGTAATAAAAATCCTTTCTTAGTATATTTTTTCATTTAATTTTGCCTCAAATTCATTCCATGATTTGCTGAATGTGTGGTTTTGAAATGCTTCTTTTAGCCCAGTTATTTGTTTTAATCGCAATACTTCATCCATTTCCATTCCTAATTTATCAGATATTTCTTCATCACTCCAACCTGATTTAGATAAATCTAATACTATTTCTGACATGCTGCGTATTTGATGGCTTCCTCTTGCCCTGTTGTGTCTTATGGTGGATCCCATTCTTTCATCTAAAGGTTTGTCGATTATTGTTAAAGGTAGGTAATCGTGTAGTCTTTGGTTGATATCTTCGTGTTCTTTTCCAACTCTGTTTCGGTGAAATCCATCAACGATTTCATATTCAGTGTCATTTATTTTATAGGCAACTATAGGTTGTGTGTATCCATCTAACTTAATACTGTTATATAATAATTCCATTTCAGGTGTTGCTACTTTATTAGGATTATATTCATTTGCATGCACATGATCTGTTTTCACATATTGCACATTACAAATAGGTTCACTTAATGGATTTACTTTATTGATAGCTATATTGATTTGATTAATAATGTTAATTTTTTCATCAACATCATCTATTTCATCAATTGCCTTTGTTAATTCACCTATTAATTTGTTAATCATTATTTTCACCTACCCTTTTTTCAAGTATACTATAACTTCCCTTTTTACCAGTTTCACTAAAACCTAATTTTCTACGTATATGTAACACTATAGGATTATTAGAAATACTTTTCTGATTATACTCTGCAAATTCACTGGTCTGCTCATATAATATTCTTTTACCTATACCTTGATTACGATAATCTTCTTCAAGATATAATCCTCCAAACTCAATTAACTTATCATTTAAATAAGTATAATGATAAAAACCTATCAATTCCCCATTATGGAAATATAATCTCCATAAATAATTATCATCATTGACTAGGTAAGGCATTTGTTTGCGATATTTTCGTTCAGCAAAATATTTACCCATCAAACTATAAAATTTCTCTTCAGATAATTCACCAGGATACTCTTTTACTTCTAAAATCATTCACTTATCTCCTCTGCAAATTTCTTTAGTTTCCCATCTGTTGTATTTTCCGCTTTGATTAAATTAGTATTATATTTTTCACGCATTTCATTTAATAATCTTACATCACTTTTTGTTTGACTAAAACTTAAGCGGTTCATCCAAAAATCATTCCGTTCTATTGCTCTTGCGATTCTTTCCCAGTAAGGTGTTCTTTTACGACCAGTCATTTCCCATTTAGTGTCAGGTATTTCATCTGGTTTTAAACCTATTTCTTTTTCCCACCATAACAAGAATTTTCGTATTTTGTTGTAATAATGTATTTCAAGTTCCGGAGCATATAATCCCAGACTTTCAAGTAAGAATACACTATATTGTTGCCATGTCATATGTTCAGGTTTTTCAGATTTAATATTCCCTAACAAACTTGTTCTTGCATATATGTTTCCGAAGTTTACTCCTTCCACTCTGGTTAATACTTTTTCCCAAGTCTCGGGTTCAAGTTCTCTGAATTGGTCTAAGCTTTGCCTTTGATCATCACCATAAGGTTGGCATAATCTTTGCTGATGAATACTTACACCATTTTTATATAACCATTCATAAACTTGATTATACTCCCAATTATATAAACTGACTGCACCCCATATATCCTCTGTTCGCCAATCGTAGATAGGGTAAAAATTATAAGTGTTTAATTCTTTTTGATTTATTTTTACACGTGTGGTCCAATTATAATTTTTATAGGGTTCTTTTGTTTTTGATACAATTGTACGGAAACGATTTAAACTTTCATCACTTCTTATTCCTATACCTGCACCGGTTAAATTTCCATCATGATTTTTATTAAACCATTCTGCAAATAATGGGGTGAATTCTTCAAATTCCATATTCTTAATAAAAAAAGGAAAAGGACAGTTATCTTCAGTTATTGCATTTTTAGGATAAGGCCTAACCCATTTATCCTCAACCGCTTTATCCCAACATGTCCATTTAGGTTGCAGTACACTAACTGCATTACGAAGACTTAAAGGTAAGCAACACCAATAAAAAGTATCGACAACATTATCTAAATGTTTACGCATATATTCAACATGATTAATCGTTTCAGTGTATTGTGCTTCTAAATCAATGAATAGTACATTGAATTTTTTATTTAATTTTTCCGCAGTCATCTTGGCAAGATGTAGCATTACGGTTGAATCTTTTCCCCCACTGAAACTGAAATATATATTATCAAATTCATTAAAAGCTATTTCTAATCTTTTTTTAGCAGCGGTTAAAACATCTATATCAGAATATATTTTAGGCATACTAGATAATCTCCTATTTTTTTTAATTATAAATCATCATAGATTATTCTGTTTCAATATCTTTTATTATTATTTTAGTCATTTTATCACTGCACTTTTTATCTGATTCTGTGGAACATAACACATAGTTTTATTTTGAGAGTTCCAATATGGTGGTTTATAATTACTCTGTTGAAAAATCATACCTTCAACTAAAGGAATATTCATAGTTGCAGGTATAGGTCTCATTATCTGATTATCCTTAAAGAAACTGTAATCTTCAGTGGTTTCAGTAATGTTAATATTAATTACCTTACCTCCGCCAATACTTGTTTTTTTACCTATATGTCTTAAATGAGATAATAATCGAGACAGTTCCTCTTTATCTCCATTACAATAAAAAGTAATATTATCTGTTATCAGTATGGGCATATTAATTAAGAAATCTTTATAATGGCCTTTATTAATATATACTCTTCCTTTTTGTTGTTTACTTGTTAAATGGTATGTTTCTTTATCAGTGAAGCGTTTATATATTTTGGCATTATTTAATTGATAAATATCTGTAAATAAACCTACGCTGCTATGGTAAACATCATTTGTTTTTTTCAATGGAATATCTAAATCATCAATATTTAATATAGTGTCAGTGGGTAGAATATAGAATAAATCATCTAATGCATCACGCAAACATAAATAAGATAATATACCATCCAAATGTATCCAAGGATTACTTAAATACACCGGAGGAACTATCTTAATATCTATTTTTAAAGGAGTATACTCTGATGATGTAGTATACTCTTTTATTTTTTGATGAAAATCATCTAATGTTATTTCCATTTTCCCACCAGATCATCTAAAAAATTACAAATAATGGAAGAATTATCTTTTAAAAAATTAATATAATCCTCACCTGATAAATCCTGTATACTTGGATAATCTAATTTTACTTTACCATATCCTGTAGATGATTTACCTCCAATATATGGTCTTTCATTCCATAAATCAAACATTCTACGGAAACAAGCTCTTTCAATATTATTACAATTTTCTAATACAAATTCATGTGTAAATTTTGTTCCACGTATTAATGTTTCAAATTCATATTTCATTTGATGAGCTTGACCATCCTCATTACGCTCCTCTTTCAAATCATCCAGCCTTGTCCCAAAATCAATAGCTTTCAAATTATAAGCACTAAAATCATTATTAAAATCAGTGTGATACAATTTTGTTTCACTACATACAATATCGGCCATGCCCACTTTTAATTTACCTTGAATCATTTGATTGCCTAAAGCAGAACCTAATAAACTTATAGGTGGAATATTATCCCTTATCTCCTTTTTTAAAGTTAAGTTAATAGCTCCTTTATCTTTACTATCCAATGCTTCAAGTAAACCTCCAGTGAATAAAAAATGATATACTTTTTTACTGTCCAATTCATAATCTAATTGAGTTAAAAAATCATCCATAATTAACCTGCGAAGGTAACCTCTTATAGCATTACCATGAATTGTTGGAATATTATCCACTTCTTTTTCGCCTGTAACTGGATTTACAATTACTGTAGGTAATGATAAAATTAATTTAGTAGTACCATAATCAGAGCTATCCCCATGATGAATAGGAGACAGTGCAGTTAAATTTCCTTTAAAAACTTCAGTCAACATTATTTAAACCTCATATATTTTTCATTTCCTCAACTTTTTCCAAAGCATAATTAGTCACATATAATGATTCTTTTCTAATTAACATCATTGTAAAATCATTATAATTATTCAACAAATCGATTTTATCCGAATCGATTTTTACAAAAACTACATTAACTTTTTTAGTTAATACATCTAAGAATTCCTTAAAATTTTTTGCATTGCTACTTGCACGAATACGATCTATAAAAAATTTATGTGCAGATTTCACACTTAACTTACTCCAAGGTATCTGCAGATATATTTTTGCAAGCACATCCGCTAATACACTTTCCAATTTAGATTCAATTTCAATATCCAATACTATCAATCCTCCAAATATAATGCTAAATCAAATACAGGATTATTAACATATCCTTTAATCCGTCTAATAATATTTCTAGATTCACCAGAACCATATGTTTCTTTCAATTTTTTATAATGATGCATTTCCAAATATCCTAATTCAATATTCTTTTTAGGTATTTTTAAAACTCTCAAATCATGAATAAAATTAATAAACATTTTCAATTGTTGTAAATCAGTGACAATAATATCATAATCCATTACAAAATGAATAATATCTTTATTACTCCAATTGAATGCATCGTTCATTCTTATCCAACCAATTTTTTGCCAAGTTTTAGTTAAATAAATATAGAATGGTTTGTCAGGTAAATTCAAAACAATATCTTTAGCATCTTTCTTTTTAAATTTAATTAACTCATCTTCAGTTAAAAGAAACATTGTTCTACGATATTCATTACTATTCTTGACTAAATAATTACATTCGGGACAAATCACATCTCCATTACTAACATATTCTGATGAGGTGAAATTAGCTCCAAATTTCTTTTTAAAACCATTACTTGTAGGTTTATTACAGATACAACAAGTACCTTCCAAAGTTCCTTGCTCTGGAGAAATATTTAAAGATTCACATAACATTTCACTAAATAATTTAATTTGAACCATAATATCATCCTCAACAATTTTGTTTATCTTTTCTGTTCCAGGAGTATTTTTCATAATCCCACTTCCTTAACTAAATCAAAAACATCTTTATCCCAATTACATTTTTTCAATAATTTTACTTCAGCTTCAGCTTCTTCATAAGTATCAAAACTTCCAAAATCAATTGTTTCCTTATTTATCATTTTTTTAATGATGAATTTGTTACGTCGATTATCAAAAATAATATTCTTAACTGAAGTATAACAGGATCTCTCATGTAAACAATTTTCCCATCCTTTAGATTCAAAGTATTTAATCATTTTTTTGGCTTCAGATAATGTAGAATAACTCCCAAAACTGATATTTGTTCCATCAATCCATTTTTGTATAGTGTAAGAATAACCATTATAGTAAATATATTTATATTTTGGTTTTGGATAATTTTCAAAAGCAACTTTATCCCTAACCATTAATGCTTCGATTAATGTATCATAAGAACCATAATAAAGATTATCCCCTTCATTCGTATTATATACAACATTATAGCGCCCATTACTAAATTTAATATGATTTGTAAATGGAATACTTTTCATTAATAATCAACTTTTTTTATTAATTTATATAATAGGAAAGAGTAGAGGATTTTTTTAGATTTTAAAATAATCTTTGTTTATACACAAACATCAACTACTACTCTTCAAAGATATTTTTTGCTTTTAAAATCTTATATTCCTCCGTTTATTTCTCCCCTATTTTTTTTCGTGCCTCTAATCTTTTTTTTAGAGATTGTATGATTTAAAATATGGTTGGTGGAGAATAGACTCGAACTATTTTTACCTCCACCCTCTGACAAAATAATGTTAAATTTCTTTGAATTGTAATGTTTCCGCATCTAAATATAATCGGACTCGTTTATGATCTTTATAAGTTTCAACAAAATCCTGTGTATTATACCATACTTGAGTATTGCCAAATAATTGGAAGTCTTCATCGATTAAGTCATCATAGTTTTGGCGGTCTTCAGGTAGTATGCATAATAGTACAGTTTTATATGTTTGACTATTATACTCTCCAATTTCTGCACTAATACCCAGTAGGAAATCATCTTGAGATTCCATGTATTCATTCCCAAATAATATGTTGGCATCCATTGGGAATTCTTTTAATACATTAATGAATTCTTCTAGTTTCATAATCCCTTTATCTCCAGCATAATATTTCTTGGCGTATTGTGTCGAGTAATCGTATACGATTCATGTACATGGAATAAGTTTCAATATCATTATACTCGTTGCAGCCAAGGGCATTGATTGTTCTTCGCATATCTTCGATATAATGTTCGATTATTAAGTTGACTGTTTCGAAAGCTATCATCTTCTCAGATTTCAAGTATTTAGTTTTCTTTAATGTATTCAACTCATCAACAAGACTATTTACTCTATCCTCATACTCATTTAATTGACTAGTTAACCTTTCAGCTTCATCCCTTGTACGGACATAGATATTGTAACCTGGATTTTCATTATCTCCAACATGATAATGATCCTCACCACCAGGACAAGGTAATGGATAATAGTAATTAAATCGCTTCATTTACTAGTCTCCCTTTAAAGTGATTACTGGGAACTCATCAAACACTCCCTTTTCTATACTGGCTAATATCCTAGACAATACATATAATGAAACATCACCATAATTATTCTGAATATCTAATTGAATATCCTCTAATTGATAATGTGAACTGTAATATTCCAGTAAGTTTTTATAAATATAATTAATTAATGTACAATCATACTCGGAGGTTTTACCGTTACTGTAAATGAATCTTCCTTCACTTGTCATTTCCTGTATCTGGTAGGCTTGTTCTAGTCCTTGATATTCTGGTCTACTGAAGAATAATCGAACTGTTAACTCATTTTCAGATAACTCAGGATTAAGATTATCATTTACTACTTCATCATTTAAACATATGGATACATCACTTGAAGTATAATCAACTGGAGTGTAATCATCCACCGTGAATCTAGTGTTTTTTATTATTTCAGGTATTTTAGATTGGAATAAATCAAAATCTTCAATTTTTACATCACGTGGAAATACTTTTAAACCTATTTGTTCTAATATATTCATAGCAGTAATTCCCGCTAGTTCCTTAGTATCAATACCATACTCATTCAAACTTAAATCAATATTCATAAGTTTTGACTCCAAATTTATTTTAAAGTTAAAATGCCCAGTATAAAAATACTGGACATTTTTGGGTTTCACGCCCCTTAATTTAGAAAACGTTTCTTAGACTGTCGAAATTAAATTTTTTTTCCTCCACCACGAGGGCTTCATTGGAAAATAAAAATATTAATCAACTATGCCTCGGCACTTACCTCCCGTTTTTTATCTGCTACGCAATGATAAGTGTAATTCTCTGGTGTTGTTCCGGAGCGGTAGCAGTAGTATTTCTCATTTACTAAAGCATTTAATTGCACTGCTTTTTTATTATTTTTTTCTTCACGTCTCCCTGGTTCTTCAACATAGAAGTCGATTTGGGTTATGAAGATTATGTTTAAACCTGATTTTTTTAGTTTTTTCAGGATGTCTTTGAATGCATCGGTTGCTGCGTTCATGAATGGATCGTTTTCTCTACTAGCTGATAGGTCATCTATCATTGTTCCTACATTATCGAAGATTAGTGTGTCATAGTCTGGTGATCTTGCTACATCATCGATTGCATTTAGTATTGCTTTTTTTGCGGTTAGGTGGTTGCCGTAGATTAAGTCCATGCATGGTACTCCGGTTCCGATATTGGTTTCGTCGAAGTCTATGCAGATTGGTTTTAGGTTTTTGCCTTTGCAGTATTTTGCTGCTGCTGTACTTTTACCACTGCCGTCTTTTCCGATGAACATTACTTTACGTAAGATTTTTGTGTCGTCTCTTATTTTTATTACCATATCGTTTGTCCCTCCTCTAGTTTGAGATTATTATGTTCGTAAAAATAAAATAAAAAAAAAATAAAATTAAAATAATTATTCGTATCCTGATGGAGTTGTAGCTATCGCTTCTCTGCTTAATCTTAGCATGGTTAACCATTCTTGGTAATCTGTTTTATGATGTTTGCAGGTTATTCTTTGATTATTGCTACCGTATAATATTAGTGTACCTGTTGCACTGTTAACTTCACGTGATGTGATGTTTATTATTTGATTGTAGTCTAAGATTTTTTCAGGTTTTACGAATTCAGCTTTTTCATCATTGTTTATTTTTATCCACATTTTAAATCATCTCATACTTTGGGTTAATTTTTTTTGTAAGATGTTTGTGTTCTTACACTTAAGTATATGTTTTCATAGTATATAAACTTAATGGTCTTAAACCTTAAAAAAAATAGTAAAAAAGAAATTTAATCATGGATATTACCAGCATACACCCGGCCAGTAAAACCACAATCAGGATTAGTGCAGTCATATTCAAGGTAGGCTTCACCATTCATGAAACCAACATACCTATCATACTCCAACTCTGATCCACAATCAGGACACACAACCTTATCATGGAAACCACATGTGCATCTGAAGTCAACATAATATTCACCAGGGTTTGCTTCTCGGAAATTCCTCGCATAAACTAATCTTTCCTCACAAAATGGACAACCCATTAAAGCATTGTAGCTATTAGGGTCTTCCAGTTTAACTGGTTTAAACTTAAACATGTCCTTATTCACTCCTTTTAAAAGGGACACTCGGAATATCCAATATAAAATCAAGTGTAGAATCATTCAAAGATTCCAACACTTGAATATTCTCTTTCAAAACACTATAATCCGCATGCCCAAGGTAATCAACAAAATTATTTAACTTACCAATAATCCTAGTACAATCCTCGATTAAATACTGTTTCATCTGAGCAGTACCATGCAAACTCCAATAATATTCCCATTTACTCATAGACGTATCATAGTATTTTTCATAACCGGGGCGACCTAAACGTATAGGTTGATAAAAATCAATAACTAGATCATCATACTTATGGTAATCCAAATCAGTGAAAATACTCCAAGTGGTATCTTCAAGATAATGTTCGATACGATACCTTGCACTACTCAGGTTATTCATGCCGAAATAAAAGAAATCCTCATCATCGTAGAAATCACTCATTTCATCTAATTCGCTTAATCGCCAAGTAGCTCTTTGCAGGTAACCATAAGCATTCAAGTATTCATCTTCATACTCTTCTTTACTATAGTCTGTGTGTATATACTCACCAGTATTATATTCTACAGCACAGGTATAGGATAAATTATTCAGGATATATAAGATAATATTCTTATAATACTTGCTAATACTTGCATAATCTATTTCCTTGAAAACCATTTTTATATACATCTCCTATAATAAGTATAAGTGTACATCCAGTTCATGTTTACATTCAGGATGTTCTTTAAGATATTCTTCAACAAAACAATCCATACACAATACATGATTTTGATACTTGGATGATATTTCCTCCCAATCTTCATCATTTACATGGAAATCATAATAATCCATTGTTTTACCACATTTCTTACAAAACTCATTCATTAGCCTACGCTTCCGTAGGAAACATTTAACCTTAACACGAATATAATCAAATAATCTCATAACAATCACTTAATAGTTATTATCTTTTCCAACAATTTCTTTTACGATTTAAATCATCATTAGGTTTCAAAGATTTCTTTTTATGGATATCATCTAAAGCTTCCCTTAAAGCAGAATCATGGAACAAGTCATGCTCATTCAACTCAGCAGTAATAACAAAAGTATTAGATTCACGATCATGATGAAACACAAAATCCACACTATACTTATCCATAAAATACGGAATAAAACTCGTATTAAAATGTTTTAAAACATACTCCTCAAACTCATCATAATCAATATCCGGATAATCATTCAAATCAAAAACAATACCATTATCCAACGGATAAAAATGATTATTATTCAAAACAATACCAGCCACTACCTTATTCCTCCCTTATAATATTACTTGATGAGAATATAATCCTACGAACTATCTCCTCATACCTAAGTTTATCCTCAGATTTCAAATCATCATAATCCCTATCATATTCATCTATTACGAATAAATACTCTGTTAGCTTAGTATAATCATGCCACACTTCCTCAATTAAATAATCCAAATCCTCCTCATCATTGGAGCTTATTCTTTTAATAGTTATACTATCCTCATCCTCTTCAATTGTATACTTATCCACTAAATTATAAATAGCTAAAGTATAAGTAGCTATCTTACTCTTAGTTGTAGTAATGAATTTCCTGAACTCATCATGTAATAATCTTGCTGCATTCTCCACAAGCAAATCCTCAAAATTATCTATCATTTTGTAACTCCATATTTCTTTAATTCATTTTTGTATTCCCATTTCTTTTGGCGATTATAAGCGTAGGCATCATTACGATATGTTTGTTTGGTGAATGTGGATTTTAATTTCACTCCACCTGTTAACCATTCGCTTTCACCATTCATTGTTTCGTCAATGCTTTCGCATAATGCATCGTAATCCCAATTACATTTTCTTAGTAATTTCACTTCAGCTTCAGCTTCCTCTAAAGTATTGAAAACACCAAAAGTATGTTTAACACCATCAATATTTTTTATTATTTCAAACTTACCATTAGGTAATCGTGTAATATTTGACACAGTAGTTTCAAGTAATCTTTCATTATCCCATATTACATTCTCCCATCCTTTTAATCTGATATACTCTAATCTTTTTTCAGCTTCCTCTAGTGTATTGAAGCTGCCGAACATAATATCTTTACCCTTAATATGTTTTATTATTCTGTACTTACCTGATTTGAAATAAATATTTTTATTAGGTGTGCCGAGTAATCTTTGGTTAGTATCCCAATCTTGTTGTATGAAATAATCACGCCATTTCTTAGCTTCATCAAGATTATGGTATCTTCCAAAGTATTCATTGCGACCATTAATTCTTTTAACTATTTCATAAACATCTAAATCCTGACGGTACTGAATATATTTCATATCATCTCCACGTTTTTTAGGATAAGGTTTCCAATCATTAGCCATGCACCAATCCCTTATCATTAACGCACCAATTAAAGTTTTAAAACCACCCAGATTACGGAGTTTCCCATTTATACTTTTTGATACTGAATATCTTTTATCAGATTTATGATAACTAATATTGGTAGTGCAGGGAATGTCTCTCATAATTATCTGCTCCTTTTATATTTTTCATTGTAGGTTCCTTCGATAGATGATGTGGTTGTTGGTTTTTGGTTTGTGTATACTGGATTGGATAAGCTACCTACTTTAATACCATTTACTTCTTTTTTCCTTTTTCGTTTTTGTTGCTTTTTTTCTTTTATTTTTTTTGTTCGTGTCATTTTGATTGGTTTGTATAATTGTTTAAAATAAGGTATACTCCAATCATGTTCTTTTAATTTTTGTACTGCTTCTTTTGCTTTTTCTTCAGTAGGCCATATTCCAAAGAAATGTGTTTTACCATTTAGGTTTTTGGTTATTCTGTAACCAGTATTAAGTTTTGTAATATACATGGAGTCATGGCCTCTTTTTTTAGGTAAATATTTTTTAAATTCATAAGGAAGTAAGTTAATGTCCCAGTTAATATTTTTTAATGTGTCAACAAATCTTTGTGCATCAATAGGATTATCAACTAATCCGAAATACATTACTTTTCCATTAACTACTTTTCGTACTTCATATTTACCTTGTTTGTTTATACTACAGTGTTTTACAGGAATATTCATAAAATTATTTCATCCCCCCCAATTTTTTTAGAATAAACTAGTGTTTTCAAAGTAATTATCACTAACTTGTTTTTTCTTAGAATATTTGTCTTTATATTCTAAGCTGAAATCATGTTCTTCTAAGAAGTCCCTTGCAGTTACTGCTTCTTCAAGTGTGCTGAATGAACCCCAATGAACACCATTTTTATGTATTGAGTATCCATACTTGTTGGTGCGAATATATCTTTTAGGATTTTTATGATACTTAGTATTTCTTTTATTATAGAACTTGCTAATATCCTCTTGATTCCATCCATGACTTTCAAAATAATCTCTTGCAGTTATTGCATCTTCTAATGTTTTGTATTGTCCAAATGTAATTGTTTTACTTTTAATTCTTTTTTTAATTTGATAAAAGTCTTTGACTTGATAAATATATCTTTTAGGCCTATCTTTTAATGGGGTTGTGCTGTTAAATTTAGATTTTTCATTCAGATCCCAGTTGTGTTCTCTGAAGTAATCTCTTGCAGTTATAGCTTCATCAAGAGTATCATATACTCCAAAAGATTCGTTTTTACCATCCATGTTTTTTATTATTTTATATCCCTTTTTTTTATCAAAGTAAATATACTTGTCATCAAATTCTTCAAATGATTCATCATTATCTGTGGTTGTGATAGGTTCTTCTTTGATAGGTTCATCAGGTATTGTTTTTTTGGTGTCATTGATTTCAACAGTATCTTCCGGGACAGGTAGAGTTTCTTCTTTAATTGGTTCCGCTTCAGATATTATTTCTTCTACGACTTCAGTGACTTCAGGTTCCTCGATTATATTAATATTTTTGGGTTTATAGTTTGGAGAATTGTTAATGTCGGTGATTCCTTTTAAGTTAATATTCCAGTTATTATTTTCAAATAAATCACGATAAGTAATAGCTTTTTCAATGTCGTGGAATATGGCGAAAACATGTGTTTCATTATTAATAGTTTTAATTACTTTATATACTCCGTTTTTACGATATAGGTTTCGCAGTTCATTATCTTCCCAATTCTCCATAATTCACAACCCCCATCAAATCTCAATTCATTTAAAATTTTTTTTTTAGTTTAGTATTCTTCTATGATTGTACATTAATTGTTCTTCATCAACTTGGGCGTAGATGGTGGTAGTGTCTAGGTTGCTGTGGCCTAGTAATTGTTGAACTTGCTCGATTGGAACTCCTTTATTTAAGAGGTTAGTTGCCATTGTTCTTCTAAATTTATGCGGATGGCATTTGACTCCAACATTACGTCCAGCTAAACGGAATCTTCTTTCAATTCCATTGATACCTATTCGATTGTAAGGTTTTTTGAATGAGACAAATAATGCTTGATTGTCATCCATTCTACTGTTTAAGTATGCTTCTAATGCGGTTTGTGCTCTGACATTAAAATAAGCTTCACGTTGTTTGTTTCCTTTACCTAGTACGATCATGCTGCAATCTTCAAAGTTAATGTCGTTGCGGTTTAAATTCACTAATTCTGCAACACGAACTCCACTGCTTAGTAATAATTCGAACATTGCTAAATCTCTTAATTTAGTGTTAGGGTATCTGCTGAATTCTTCTCGCAATAATTCTATTTCTTTTGCAGTGAATGGTTTTTTGACTTTTTTACGGTCACGAAGCTTGCTGATTTTGAGAACGGGGTTGCTTAAAATATATCCTTCTTCATTAAACCATCTGAATATTGTGGATAAGTATCTGCGGTGATTGTCCAAACCGGTATTGCTTATTTCGGAATGTTTTTGTTTAAATGATAACCAATCCATTACATCCTGTGTGGTTACTTCGCTAATGGGTTTGCAGGCGAATTCCATGAAGCTTCTATAGGATAATGTGTAAATGTCCATGGTTCTTTTACTTTTACCTTCTAATGTAATGGCTTTTAAGTATTTTTGGAATATTTCCTCGTTTTCTTCTTCAAAATTTTCATGTCTTTTACTTTCATCATTAACGAGTATTTCGAAATTGTTTAGGACTTCAAATAGTGTATCGTTTAATGTTAGTAATTCTTTTCCACTCATAAAAGATTTGCATTCATATATTATTGTATCTATGAGATCCTGTAGACTATTATGGTTTAATAGTACATCATTTTCATGAGAGATTGGTTGACCCATTTCAAATCCAACTCCTCCCATTAACAGATTATTATTCATCAATGTGTTCCACACTCCATTTTTTTCATATTTCCCTATTTTTTTAGTTGGTGTATTTGTTATGATTTAGTTTGACAGCGTCTTGATCTACATTAACATAAATCATTGTGGTACCTATGCTTTCATGGCCAAGTAATTTTTGAACTTGTTCTATAGGCATTCCTCTTCTAATGGCATTTGTCGCCATGGTTCTTCTAAATTTATGCGGATGGCATTTAACACCACAGTTATTACCTAATTCTCTCATTATTGTTTCGTGCCTATGTTTCTGTACTCTTTGATGATTATCATCTTTACTTACAAATAAAGCAGGGTCATCATCATCTCGAGACATTAAGTATTGTTGGAGATATAATTTTGCTTTATTGTTAAAGTAACAGGTTCTTTCCTTATTTCCTTTACCTAGTACTTTAAAGGTGAGATTGTTGAAATTTAAATCTGTACGATTTAATCCAACTAGTTCAGTGATTCTTATTCCGCTACTTAGTAATAATTCGAATACTGCTTTGAGTCGGATATCATCAGAGGGTATGGCATCTCTTAATTTTTCAAGTTCATAATCGGTGAAAGCTTTTTTAACTTTCTTTTGCCCACGTATTTTTTTAATACGTGTCATTGGATTTTTGAAAATATAATCATTTTTATGCATCCAAGCAAATAAGCTGGATAAATTTTTACGCACATTATCTAAAGTGATGAGACTGCAGTTATTTAATCCTTGATACCAGTCTAGGAATTCTCTAATATCGTCAGTGGTGATTAAACTGTAATGTTTCCTCATGTATGTGAAGAATGAGTTGTATGTTCTTTTATATGATATGAGGGTTTTTTTACTTAATCCTTCAACACTTTTGGCTTTGAAATATTCTTTTACTATGTGAATGTTTTCTGTTTCCCAATCCAAATGAATATCTTCTTTTTTCATGGTTAATGTGACTTTATTAAATTCTTGATTTAATATGCGGTTGAGTTTTAACATTTGATTGCCATCAAGAACATTATCCATTTTATCAAGTATGTCTTCGGTGGCTCTTCTTTGTGCCTCTGCACTTATTGATTCAATTGCTGTAGTCATAAGTCATCCAATCCTTTTTTGATTTTTTCAATATCAATCTGTCCACTGAACAAATACTCGTCAAAGGATTTGAATAAATTTCTTAGTTTATCCATTCTTTCCTGTTGTTCATGTGATAGTTTGGATAATTCTTTATAGTCTTTTCCATCAATTTCGTTTAGAGTTCGACCTATGCTTATTTTTAAATCAATACTATATGGTTTAGTGTATATTAATTTCCCATCTTTTTCACGGTTTAATGTGTCAGTGTAGTTGTAAGTGAAAACACCGTATCTGTTATCTAATAGCTGGGTCATTATTTGTTGCCATACTTCAGGAAGATTACTGGCCATATTCAACCAACTGGTTAAATCGATTTCAGGTTTACCTTCCTCGATAATTATATTATCTCTTATTTTATTTTCATTAACAGTCATAATACTAATCGCCTCGGTTTCTTTTTATTCATATTTTTTTTACTTTCTTCATTTGGGTTGAGTATTTTTTTTATCGAACACATCTTAATTTCTTATATTCCTCAGGTAAGTTATTATAATCCCAATCAATTTTTTTTAATTCATCGCTAACTAACTTAGCATCTTCTTCATATTTATACCTACCAAAATTTCTTAATTTACCATCAATAAATTTATAAACCACATAACGATCATCTCTTTTAATATAACAATAATTTTTAGGTTCATAATCGGATTCCAATAATTTTTTAATATCCTCAGATAATTCATCATAAACCCAATCCACTTTCCTTAATTCTTCAACAACTAATTTAGCCTCATCTTCAGAACTAGTATAACCAAAATCAAATCTATCATTATCTATTTTACGATAAATAATAAATTGATTAATATCTGAGATTAATGAATAATTTTTACTATTATTTGATAATAATAATTTAATATTAATTGGTAACTCATCATAGTCCCAATTTACTTTTTTTAATTCTTCAACTACTAATTGGGCATTGGTTTCTTTTTTACAGTAACCATAATAAACCCATTCTTTGCCTTTTCTTTTTTTAACTTGGTATGTATCCCATTTTTTATTATGAGTATAATATTTTGGAGACCTACGTTTAACCATTTATAATTCATCCCCTAGACATTAATTCGATATCATAATCTATACGACCATTAACTGGTTTATATAAAATATTGCCTTTAGCTAATTTACCGGTTAACCAATAATCTCCAGTTAATGATTCATCAATGCTTTCTAATGCATCATAATCCCAGTTACATAACATTAGTAAATCTCTTTCATATTTAGCATCACGTAGATTATTAAAAGCATTGTAATAAACAGTTTTACCATCTTCTTCACGTACAATACGATAAATTGCTCCTCGACCATCATCCATTATAACTATATTCTGCATACAGTTGAATGGTTTTAAACGAATATCCCATTGGAATCTTTTGCATAATTTTACTTGATATTCTGCTTCTTCAATGGTGTCGAATGTACCATAACTGATACTGGTCCCGTTATGTTGTTTTATTACATTGAATCGTCCACTAGGTAATCGTCTTATATAATTACTGTTACTATAGAATAATCTGTCCTTTGTATTCCAATTGTTTTCTTCGAAATAGTCTCGCCAAAACAATGCATCATCAAGATCTTCATAATTACCAAAGCTAACTGTTTCACCATCTATTTTTTTAGTAATCTGATAGTGGCCTGTTGATTTGATAAGATAAATATATCTCATATTATAATCATTGTTTTCATATGTTTCACTGTAATTTAATCTTTCAGGTATACAATTTTTCCAGCCTTTATTTTTGAAGTAATCCCTGTAATAAATAGCTGTATCTAATTTTTTATAAATGCCAAAACAGTAAGTAGTACCATCTATTTTCTTATTAATAATATACTTGTCCTGTTTAGTTTTTTTAATATATTCTGTTCCAGTAACATTACGCATGGTTTAAGCACTCCTTGTTCCAGTTGTTGGCTATTAGTTTTTTAACTATCTTTTTTGCTGTGCTTTCTGAACCGTATTCTCCGAAGCTTGTGTGTTTACCATTAATGTGTTTGTATACTCTCCATTTTCCGGTTTGTTTATTGTATCCGTAGTGTTTTGGATTGTATTGTATTAGCATTTTTTTAATATCGGATGGTAGTTCTTCAGGGTTCCAGTTTACTTTGTTTAATTCAGTGACTATTTCTTGTGCTTGTTTTTCTGTGGATACTTTGGCGAATGTAGTGTATTTTTTGTTAATGGTCTTATAGACTATATACTTGTTAGTGGATTTATCATAAGTATAATTCTTATATTGTTTTGGTTGATTTATTGTTAATTTATTATAATCCTCCGGACTTAACTTTGTCATATCCCAGTCTGCTTCGTTAAGTAAATTAACTATTTCCATAGCTTCAGCTTCACTAGGATATGATCCATAATTTTTATTATCCTTTTGCACATGATATTTACCCGTACGTTTTTCTAAGGTATAATATTTTGGTTTGCGAATGATTTTTCTTTTCAATAAGAATGGTAATCGGTTAATGTTCCAATCTACTTTTTTTAACTCTTCCACCATTTCCTTTGCTTCCTCTTCACTATCATATGCTCCGAAGCTATGTACTGTATCACCTATTTTTTTACTGATCTGATACTTACCATTTGAATAAGTATAATATTTTGGTGTTCTTTTAATCCTATTTTTTAAGTCAGCAGGTAATTGGTTTACATCCCAATTATATTTCCATAATTTCCTTACCATGGCTCTTGCTTCACTTTTAGTATCATAGGTACCGAAACTTTGGTATTTGCCATTTATTTTGCGAGTGATGACAAATTTGTTTCCTCTTTTATGATAGTGTTTACCATGGTGTTTTAATCTACCTCCTACTGCTTTTTCAAATCCTCCATTATCTATAATACGGTCTCTTTCACGTATAGCTTGTAGGAGATTTTTATATCTGCCTAAATCATAATTGTCTTTTTTTATGATACAGTATACTATGTATTCTTTAGTGTCCGGGTCTTGTTTTATGTTTTTGGTGTTAGGTACGCCTTTCATGTTTCCACCCATCCATTATTTTTTAATTCTTCAACTCTTTTTTCTGCTTCAGCTTCACTAGGATATGTTCCGAAATATCTTTTTCTACCCCCTATGGTTTTAAATACTAAGTAGTTTCCGTTGGGTAGTTCAGTGTAATTTTTAAAGGATGATTCGTATCTGTCTCCTAGTGTTTCTATCCATCCTTTTTGTTCGATTTTATCTCTTTCGTCACGTGCTTTTGTGAATGTTTTATATTCACCGAAGGTGTATGTTTTACCTCCTATTTTTTTAGTGATTACCCATAATCCTGTATGTGGATCTTTGTGAACATGCCTTGTATTTCTTCTTCCTTTTTTACTAACTGGCATAAATATCCAAACCCTCCTAAAAAATGTTATTCTACGTATTTTTTATGATTGATACTGACATCATTCTCGTTTACTAAAGCATAGATAGTGGTAGTGTCTACTGATTCGTGACCTAATATTTCTCTTACTTGTTCGATTGGCACTCCTTTATTTAAGAAATTTGTAGCCATAGTTCGACGGAATCTATGCGGATGAGCTTTTTTAACACCTGAACGCTTACCTAGTTCTCTGATTATTCCTTCTACACCTACTTTACCTATTCGATTATGTGGTTTATGTAATCCTACGAATAAAGCAGGGTTATCATCATCACGACTGGCTAGGTATTCTTTTAATGCGAGTTTTGTTTCATCACTAAAGTAGGTTTTTCTTTCCTTGTTACCTTTTCCAATAACGTAAACACTATTTTCTTTATAGTTAATGTCTTTTTTATCCATGTTGCATAGTTCACTTACACGAACTCCACTTGATAAGAGCATTTCAAAAATAGCTAAGTCTCTTATGTTGCGAATATTATTTCGCATATTAATAATATCCTCATTGGTGTAAGGTTCTTTAATTCTTTTAGGTGCTTTGATACGTTTGATTTTACGGCATGGATTACGGTTAATATAATTGTTCAAATTCAAGTATTGAAAGAAACTATTTAAGAATCTTCTACTATTATCCAATGTTACTGGTGAAACCATATCATGATCCTGTTTATATTCCAAATAATCCCTTATATCTTCAGTGGTGATTTCAACTATGCTTTTATCAAGATATCGTAGTAAGCTATTAACAGCTTCAACATATCCTCTTATTGTATTTGGACTACAGCCTTCTAATTTTTTAGTTTTTTCAAAGTTACTTATTAGTTCAGTATTATATTCTTTCCAGTCAGTAATGTCCTCAGGGTTTTCATCACTAAGGATATCATAATTTTCCAGTATACTGTTTAATGTTTTATTTAATTTGTTTAATTGTCTACCATTTGTTAGTGTTTCCATATCATAGATAATATTGTCTATGAATGTTATTTTTGCACTGGTATCTATTTCATTGTAGTATTCGTTTTCTAGGATTTCTCCCACGTTTAATAATGACATAATTATCTTATTCCCTACCATTTTATTTGATGTATTTTTGATAGTTTAGTTTGATTTCTTCCTCATCAATGTTAACATAAATCATAGTAGTATTGATGTTATCATGACCGAGTAATTTCTGGATTTGTTCAAGTGGCATTTTACGATTTAAGAGATTAGTAGCAAAGGTTCTTCTGAATTTATGAGGGTGTGCTTCTTTAATTCCACAGTATAATCCAAGTTCACGAATGAATGTTCCTATACCACTTATTCCTAAACGTTTAGCCCCCCCATGTGATTTATTTAATGTTATGAATAATGCAGGACTTTTATCTGTTCTAGTTTTAAGATAATCTTTTAATGCCATTTTTGCTTTGGTTCCAAAGTAGCATTTTCTTTCTTTATTACCTTTACCGATTACATTAAAGGTTTGTGTTTCGAAATCTATATCCTCACGATTTAATGATGCCAATTCACTTAATCTTACACCACTACTCAATAGTAATTCAAATATAGCTAAATCTCTGTAGTCATAATCTTCAATTAATGTTTTTCTCATTATTTCAATTTCTTCACTAGTGAATGGTTTTTTAATCCGTTTAGGTTCCTTAATATGATTTACCGCTTTCATCGGATTCTTTAATATGTATTCTTCAGTGTGTAAGTATTCATAGAATGTTGATAAGATTCTTCTCACATTATTTAATGAAACGTTACTACAGTTATTTAGTTCCTGATAAAAGGATAGGAATTCTCTTATGTCTTCAGGTTTATAATCCAGTAATAATTTATCACAGTATCTTAAGTATTTTTGAAGTGTACTATTATAGTAGGATATTGTATTTTTTGATAATCCACTTAATTTTTTGTTTCGTATAAATTCTTCAACTAATGCTTTGTTTCTTTCCTCAAAATCAGTTGCAGTATTATTATGATGGTATACTTGAACTTGGTTCAAGTGTTGATTTATACTTCGGTTTAATTCCATTAGTTGACTATTGTCTAAATAATTCTCCATACTTTCCAATATTTCATTGGTTAAGTCTCTTTTTGCTTCAGCTTGTAGAACATCTAAGCTAAACATTATCTAATCATCTCGCATTTTATTCTTTTTTTTACCTTTGGGTTGAGGTTTAAAGTTTTATTTTTATTTTATTTTTCTAGTAGTTTGTTTTTTAATTCGTTTAAATCATGGTGTATTCTTTTAGTATAATTATTTACTCGGTGTAGGTAACCATTATACCATAGTTCTTCTTTTAATGGTGTTTCATATATTGGTTCACCGTCTTCAGTTTCTCCGATTATTATTCTTGCAGGTTGTACTAGTTGTTGGTTTAAACCATTTAATGATTCGAGTGTGCTTTTTATTCCTATTACTAGATTATTGATTTTCATTTCATCAGTTGGTCTGTTCATATAGTCAATATATTTTCTTGCAGATTCTACATCATTGACTATTAAGTCAGGTAATTCACCTGTATTGTCTTTGATTTTTATTTCTTTGTCTTTTAATTCTAGTTTGTTTATTTCTTCGGGTGTTAGGTTTTCACCTATACCGTAGGCTAGTTGGAATCTATATCCATTCATTCTTTTTTTCCTCCAATTTTATATTTTAGTTAAGTCTTTAATTTGTCCA